ATAGCGATGTACTATTTCGCCCTAAGCGAAGTACAATGGGCAGTCGTAGCGAAGTTGACCTAAAGAGAACTTATACATTTAGGAACAGCCAACAAACCTATACAGGTATTCCTATCATGGCTGCTAACATGGATGGTGTTGGTACTTTTGATATGAGTTTGGCATTGGCAAAGCAGGGCTTGTTTACTTGCTTGGCTAAGAGTTATCAACCAGCTGATATTCACGAATGGCTCAATACTAGTGAATATAAAGATGACCTAGTAAAAGCTATTGCAGTTAGTACCGGCATTACTGATGTTGATAGCGAACGTATTGAAGCTACACTTAAGTTTAGTCGCAGTATCAAATATGTTTGCATCGATGTTGCCAATGGCTATAGCGAAAAGTTTCTAGACTATGTAGCACGTTTTAGGGACAGGTTCCCTCACGTAACTATTATTGCAGGCAATGTAGTAACGCCCGACGTAACAGAGGAATTGATTTTACGTGGAGCAGATATTATTAAAGTGGGTATCGGCCCCGGCAGTGTTTGTACTACTCGTATTAAGACTGGCGTAGGTTACCCGCAACTCAGCGCCGTCATCGAATGCGCGGATGCTGCACACGGTCTCGGTGGGCATATTATTGCCGACGGCGGATGTACTTGCCCTGGTGATGTAGCTAAGGCATTTGGTGCAGGCGCGGACTTCGTGATGCTAGGAGGCATGCTTGCCGGATGCGATGAAGGCGGAGGAGAGATTGGCTCCGACGACAACACAGTTAGCTTCTACGGAATGAGTTCTACTGCGGCACAAGACAAGCATGGAGGCCGCAAGAGTTACAGAGCCAGTGAAGGGCGTGTAGTTAAGATTCCTTATCGCGGCGCTGTTGCTCCTGTGGTCCAAGATATTTTAGGTGGTGTGCGTAGTACGTGTACATATGTGGGTGCTAAGAGTTTGAAAGAACTTAGTAAGCGTACAACCTTTATACAGGTTAATAACGGTAAACAATTTAACACAGTATACGAAAGTAGTACTATAGGTAGCTAATATGAACACAATAGATAAAATTTTTAAGTACAATAGAAGTCCAGTTATTTCTGATTTCTTTAAAGAAAAACTAAATGAGCTAATTGGTTTTGGAACCTATCATAATGAAATTGAAAAGGTCCGTGATGGTATTGTTCAAGAGCTAATTAACTACAGAGAAAAATATAAAATTACAAATGTAGTAATTGGCATGAGCGGAGGTCTTGATAGCGCACTAACAGCAAGTCTGTATAAGGCTGCTGGTTATCATGTTATCGGTGTTACACTGCCCATCCATCAGAATCCAGAAGAAACTGCTCGAGGTATTGAAGCTATCAAGACATTAGGATTGGATCATGTGCATATCGACTTAACTAAAGCATATGATAACTTAGTTGGTTTCTATCAAACAGAGACTGTTGACCTCACAGACAACGATAAACCTACACTAATGCGTAAAGGTAATATCAGAGCTCGCCTACGTATGATTACGCTATATAATCTTGCAGGTAGGTATAAAGGCTTTGTTGCTAGCACTGATAACTTTAGTGAGTTAGCTGCCGGCTTTTGGACACTGCACGGTGACGTAGGTGACGTAGCACCTATCCAAAGTTTAACTAAAAGTTGGGAAGTGCCTGCATTAGCAGAGCTACAAGGTGTACCCAATAGCACTATCTATGCAGTGCCTACAGATGGTCTAGGTATTGCCAACGGTGATGAGGATCAGTTTGGATTTAGTTATTTAGAGTTTGACATTGCTGTGTTTACTCTTATTAAAGGATTGAGTTTAGCAAATGCCACAGAACAAGATATTAAAATTATTGAAAGTGTTAAATCTAGACTAAGAGGAACTGCATTTAAACGCTCTAATCCTTATAACTTATTTCACCCTTTGTTTGGTGCTAGATTTGACGAACTCAGGATTTTAGATGAGACGCTATAATTATCATATAAATACTGTGTGATACACATTTATAACAGGAGAATATCATGGGTATTGAACTATTAATTGTTGTGGTGCTAGTTGGCACAGGTTTAGCATTCTGGTACTTTAACAGAGATGCTAAGTCAGCTGACTTAAACAACGATGGCAAGACAGATGTTAAGGATGCAGTAGTTGCTGTTGAAAACACAGTTGAAGGTCTTAAGGCCGCCGCTGATGTTAACAACGACGGCAAAGTAAATGCAGAAGATGTTAAAGTTGTTGCAACAAAAGCTAAGGCTACTGCTAAAAAAGCAGTTAGTAAGGCTAAGGCAGCTACAGCTAAGACAGCTAAGTCAGCTAAGACAACTACAGCTAAGACGCCAAAGTCTCCGAAGAAGTAAGTAGCTTCAGTGTTTTTTGCGTTTGACGTAGACGGCACGTTAACGCCGAGTAGGCAAAGAATTGACCCTGATTTTGAGCAGTGGTTCGTCAATTGGATGAGCTTTGTTCAAGAAAAGGGTCATTCTGTCCTTTTAGTCACAGGTAGTGATTACGAAAAGACTGTTGAGCAATTAGGTTCATCTATCACTGAATCTGTAGATTATTGTTGCAACTGTTTGGGTAATCATGTATTACACAAAGGCCAACTCATCGAATCTTACACATTCACTCCTACACAGGAATTAATTAGATTTTTAGAAAATGAGCTTGCTAATAGCTCATATACTGAACGTTACGGAAATCATATTGAACACAGAGGAAGTATGATCAACTTTAGTGTAGTTGGTCGTAACGCTGTAGGTGAACAGCGCAAACGCTACTATGATTGGGATAAGTTTAGCTGTGAGCGACTGACATTGGCAGAAAAGATTAACACACTCTTTCCCGATGTGTCTGCACAAGCAGGCGGCGAGACAGGTATAGATATTATACCTAATGGCAGAGACAAGCGTCAGGTAATCAAGTATACCGGAGATCATAAGGTTTGGTTCTTTGGTGATAGGTTGGACGATGGCGGCAACGACAAACCCTTAGCAGATGTACTGTTAGTATCTGGAACACATTCCGAAGCATTTCATGTAAAGTCATGGCAAGAGACTTGGGAGATGCTACAGGATATAACTATCAACGATTTAAATATTATGATGCATAAGTGAAAAAATAGATAAATACACTTATATAACTTATTTTAGGAGTTCACCATGGGGACAGTTACATATCCAGCAGGCGCAACAACATGGAGCGTTGCTGATAGACAAGCACAAAAAGAATTTGCTGCAAAGCTACACAATATTGATATTGAAGATCTAGTTGTTGGTGTACACATCGGCCCAGAAGAATCAAACGGAGTAGGATTACCTGAAGACTTTGAAGGTCTTCGTCCTTTCCATAAAGTTGATAATCCTGCGGAAGGTTGGAACAATGGTGCCAAATATGTAGTGTATTTTGAAAACGATGCAGGTGAAATATTCAAAGCTATTAATGCTGATCCTTCAACTATTTCTGCACTATCAGAAGGCCCTGAGTTTGAGTCAGTGATTTCTTATAAGTAATTCTTGACTTTTAACAATATAGACATTATACTTACTGTATTATGTCGACAAATACTTTAGAAACTTATATCGAAACTATAAACGATATAAAAGATTATAGCGAATTTGTAGAGTGGGTTAACTTGCTATCTAAACAGCTAACAGTTGATCCCTCTATCAGAACACCCGAACATTTTGTCTATGGTTGCCAGGTGTCTACCTGGTTTAAGTGTTCTGTTGACGATAATAAACTTTTCTTTTCCTTTGACAGCGATTCAAATTTTGCTAAAGGGGTAGTAAAAATACTACTTGATATTATTAATGGATCAACAGCAGAAGAAATTAAAAAGTTATCATTTTATGATTTTAGACAAATTAGTCGTTACTTGCCCACAGAACGACAACGCACATTACAAATTATCTTAAATAAAGCGCATGAACTTGCAAACACAACAGGAGAAACACAATGAACTTTGTACCATTCGTAATTGAAAAAACCAGCCAAGGCGAGCGCAGTTATGACATTTATAGTCGCTTACTCAAGGAACGCATTGTGTTTCTCAACGGCGAAGTTAACGACGCAGTTAGCAACAGCATTTGTGCTCAGCTGCTATTCCTTGAAGCAGAAGATCCTGATGCAGACATCAGCTTCTATATTAATAGTCCGGGTGGTGTAGTTACTGCTGGTATGGCTATGTACGATACTATGCAGTACATCAAACCTGATATCAGTACTATTGTTATGGGCCAAGCATGTAGTATGGGGTCACTGCTAGCGCAAGCTGGTACAGCAGGCAAGCGTAAGATGTTGCCAAATGCCCGGCATATGATTCACCAGCCCAGCGGCGGCGCAGGTGGTCAAGCCACAGACATGGAAATCCAAGTACGCGAAATCCTTGTCATGAAGAAGAACCTCACAGAGATTTATGTAAAGCATAATAGCCGCGGCAAGACATTTGAGGACCTTAGCCGAGACATGGAGCGTGACTATTTTATGAGTGCAAACGAAGCATTAGCATACGGCCTAGTGGACGAAATTATTGCCGGCCGATAAAGGTTTATAGTTAAATAGTGTTATGCAAATAGAAAAACATTCACCTAACAAAGAGCTAATTACATTTACGGAATCAGCGCAAGAACATTTTAAACAAGTTGCTGGGTCTGCAAATGCATTAGGCGTCCGTCTTGCATTAGGCGGCGGCGGCTGTGCAGGATTTAGTTACAAATGGGAATTAATCAAAACACCGAGTGAAATCGATGCAAGTGATTATTCTCAAGCCTATGATGGTTGGACATTCTGGTTAGACAAAACTTCTGAGCTGTATCTTATCGGTAGTACGGTAGATAAGAAAGTAGACATTTCTGGTAGTGTAATCGATATTCAATCTCCTCTCGCAGCCAGCAGTTGTGGATGTGGCGAAAGTGTTAACTTTAAAATCTGATGTCAAATTTTAGCTTTATCGAATACAGTTTCGACCCATACGAAAGTAATCCAGAAGATATATATTCGTCCTTAAATAGGTTAGGTTTTGTTCAACGTAATGTTCACACATCTAATGAATCTAGTATGTGGATACAGAATCAATGCATTGTTTTGCTGAGAGAAACTTCTCTTGTTGATACACCTAAGATAACCGGCTTAGGTTTAGTAATTGACGAGTCTATTGCTGACAATGATTTTTATTTTGAAGACCAATGTGGTATGTTAGTAGCACATGATCCAAATGGTTTTAGAATATTAGCAATGCCTGAAAAAAGTTTAACTAAGATGATAACTCACGGTTATAGAGTTGTTGATCGAAAACAATACGAAACAACCGGGATAGAATATTTTAGTGGTATAGTTTATAATACCAAAGATTCAAAAATTATAAACTTTTATGAAAACTTAGGTTTTCGTTATACAAAAAATTCTGATCGATATGACACACTTATGTCAAAGAATAACAGATTTACCCTCCTTCTAAATAAAACAGATGATTCTAATTCTGTTGATATTCTATACGCTGATACAAATGATGTGTTTAAAACAACTAGTCATTATACAGTTGCAGGGTTTGACTCTAAAGAATATACAATTGACAAAGACAATTTAACTTTTGGCTCTAAACTTAATCATAAAATTATTGGTTATAACTGTCTTGCTAAAGGTAACCGAGAAAGTTATACAATTGAAAATAGTGTTAGGCAACCGTTGCCTAGTTTTGATTTAATATTTAGAACTAGAAAGCAATACCTACATATTGAAGAAGAAATTGTAGAGACGCACTATGCAACAGCGTAGCAGAATTTATTCCGAAATATTCCCCGACGAGTTAATGCTCGAAGCATTCGGCACCATAATGCCTACTCAAGCAGCTAAGAATGAATATTTTTTTAATCATTGGATGATTTGGAAAGAACATGAACTCAAAGCTACTTCAAATGTTACTCCCAATGTTTTTAAAAAATCTGTAAAGGAAAAATGTAATCAAATCGGATTAAGAGAATTTTGGGATTATCAAACTCGAGGTTTTTCAATTAGATTTAAAGATGCGGAACTATTAGCATTTTTTAGAATATCAGTAGGCGACCAATGGACTATATAGCAAACTTGTACAATCTTAGTGACGATAAGTTATCTCACGAAATAATGAATCTCTATAAGAAACTTTCTAAAGTCAATAGCATATCTCCTATCTACGGACAGATTTTAGAAATGATTAATACAGCAGAAGCAGTTAGGCAGGAAAGAATGCTTTCTTCAAAATTTTCAGCTGAAGATAAAATTGACAGTGTTATTGAAATTGGGTCAGTTGAATCTGTAGTATATACTCCTATATACTCACAAGAAGAATTTTTAGAAGTTGTAGCTAAAATGTATTTAGATAAAGGTAAACAATGATGAGAAGTCTATCGTTAGAAAAATCTAGTAATATCAAGTTAATTGTACTAGAAAACAAACGTTTCGTTGTTAGACATTACGAAATTAGTTTTTCGATGCTAACGAGAGTTGGTGAAGATCAAAAGGAAATGAGTGAATTGCATCTAGAGCAAAATATTAGTTTTGCTAAAGTGATGTGCTTTGTTGATGTAATACTCAACGACAGTATTGTTATTACCGCAGATAGCTTACCCCACTACGAAAAAACTTTGTGCGAATTTTCAAACAATTATGTTTTAATTCCTGATACAGAGGATTCATCGATCATCAATGTACTGACCTCAAAGTTTAATGCTATTGTTGGTGATAACACTGAAGTTAATTCTGTTACATTGGTAGACCTAGATGATCAGTTAAAGTACCGGTTAGATTTGTTTGAAGATGATGAAGAAGAGGACAACGATATTATTAATATCAAGGAGTGGTTAGGTGAGTTTGCACTTAATGATGTTCCTTGGTGGCAGAGAGGTGACATCACTACTTGGGATGGTGTAGCTAAGAATCAAGAAGAATTTGACGCAATTAAAAATATTACATCTGACGACGAACACGTATCTATATTTGACGATATCGAAGAAAGTATTAGAACTTTGTATAAATCTACACAGCAGAAAAATGTAGAAGCAGAAGCAGATGTAATTGAAGTAGATTTTCAAACCGAAACTAAAAAGAAAAAATGGAAACCAAAATTGGTTTGATTGACATAGTAGATAAAGTGTGTTATAGTTTAGACTATGAATATAATTAAAGCAACTGAGTTAGATGGAATCGAGCTACTGTATAATAATAAGCAGATTGCAGGGATTCCTTTTGATAACATTGCCCAATTTAATCAGTATGCAGATTTATTAGAAATTGAGAAATTAGTTGACTCAGTTGAGTATAGTAAAGATTTTAATATACCACAGAGGTACAAAGAACTAGATGTAGAGGGTTTCTTAACCAGCATTGTAGAGGATGCTGACTCTAGTAGACGAGCGAGAGTATCCGAAGAGCTTGAGATGTTTCGTGCCAGGAACCTATTTCCAGTATTACAATTACTGATATATATTGTAGACACCATGCGTAAATATAATCTTGTTTGGGGTGTGGGTCGAGGCAGTAGCGTAGCCAGTTACTGTTTATACTTAATAGGTGTACATAAAATTGACAGCGTTAAGTATAATTTAGATATTCGCGAATTTTTAAAATGAGGAAAGTATGACAATTAAACGAAGCAACAGAGGCGTACAGATCGACTTTGATGCGCTAATGGCAAAGGCAGGAGAAGCTACTGCTGTTGGCAACATGCGAGTAAACGCCCAAGGTGATGTGCTCGGTAGAGGCGGCGAAGTCGTTCAGAAGAACGAAGAGCGTGTTAGAGCTTACTATAAAAATAATCCTCGTAGTAGTACATCAGCAAGTCTCAAGGGTGAAACGCCTACACAAAAGTTACAACCTGACACAACAGCCCCCGGAACACCAAAGACAGCCGCCACAGCAAAAGAAAATGTTCGTACTGCAAAACCAATTCCTGACCCTGTTACAGAACCGGATGAGTTTGATGCACCAAACGAACCTATTGGATATAGAGAAGTAGAATTGCCTAACGGCGATATTGAAATGGTTCCTGTGTACAAGCAAGATGAGTAACACATCAACAATCACTACCGGCGGTATAGCAGTAGCTAACGGCGGCACCGGAGTTATCCAAACAACATCATTACCTACCATAACTGCTGGTTCTCCTGGTCAAGTACTTACAACAGGAATCAACAGCTCACCATTTAGTTTTGTTAATCCTCCTAAAAACTTTAAAGCAGGAGCACTTACGATTAAAGCCGGTGATGGTAACGAAGAAGCAGAAATTGATGCTGCCTTCATTAATGATTTAAAATTATTAATGGAAATAATTCAGGAAGTCCCAGACGAGCATCCACTGGGAGATTTAAAACATGATTTGCGGAACCGCCGCGCTTTTAAGAAACTTGGAGGTTAAATGAAACTGCGAGCAATTAGAGATAACATTCTTTGTACCGACGGCGACTTTGGAGACAAGGTTACTGCCGGTGGGTTAATTGTAAAAAGTACAATTGGTAAGAGCGAAGGTATTGTACCTCGCTGGTTCCGTGTATTTGAAGTAGGCAGTGACATTGATTGGATCGAACCAGGGCAGTGGGTGTATGTCGAATACGGACGTTGGACTGAAGCTGTTGAAGTTGAAGACGAACGATTTGACACCGAAAATAACAAAAAGAAGATTTGGAAGGTTGATCCTAGTGCTTGCCTGTTAGTATCAGATGAAGCACCTAGCGATACTATTACATTCAACACAGAGGCAGTTAGCGCAATTAAGAAAGAGTTGTACTAATGAAACTACCTGAATTTAATAATATAACTGTATCGGGAGGCTTAACAACAATTGGTTTGTTAGGTGTATCCCTTACTGTTTTAGTTGCCCTCGATAAAATTAGTGAATGGTGGCTTATTCTAAGTGTGTTATGCATACTTATGGGCGTTGGGATGGAATCAGGTAAACGTAAATAATATATGCCCTTCATAGAAAAACTAGGCGTTGAAAAAGTAAAAGAACAGATTTGGCAATACCAATATGTTTGCACTGACCCCAGAATGGACGGGTTTGTTGGTTTTGATTGTAAACAAAGATTATATGAAATAAAATTTGCTGTAGATGAAGCATTAGCTAAATGTCCTGCTTATCACGGCGAAGAAGAATGGCTTGAAGAGAAACGTACAGATAAAGCATTTCAAAAATTGGGGAATAGGTAATGAGACTAAGATTAGGTGTTGTCGGCAGTGGCTTCGTTGGCGGAGCAGTAATTAATGGTTTTAACGAACCTAATGTTGACATGTGGGTAGTTGATCCAAAGAAAACCACAACGACGCTACAACAGCTAGCAGAAGCCGGCACTCATATTACATTCATTTGTTTACCTACACCTGAGGGTGCCGACGGCTCTGTTGATGTTTCTATTGTAGACAATGTGTTATCGGATCTCAACAAGTTTGCGTATGATGGATTAGTTGTTATTAAAAGCACAATTACACCCGATCATCTAACACGATTTGTTGAGCAGTACGATCTACGCATTGTCTATAATCCAGAATTTTTAACAGAAGCAAACGCACATCAAGACTTTATCAACCCGCCAATGCAGATCCTGGGCGGTGTTTGGGAAGAGTGTGAAATTGTTGAGCGTGCGTATGTTGAGTTCAGTAAGGTAAAAGTAGTACCTACGTTTAAAACTGATATTGTAAGTGCTAGTTTGCTCAAGTATACTATAAATAGTTGGCTAGCAACTAAAGTATCTTTTATGAACGAGTTGTACCAATTGCATAAAACCAGTGGTGCAAAAACTTCGTGGGATCAATTTACTGATATGTTACAGCGTGACAAACGCATAGGTGACAGTCATTTACGTGTTCCAGGACCAGATGGACAGTTTGGTTTTGGTGGACATTGTTTTCCTAAAGATACAGCAGGTTTGCTAAGTTACGCAGATAAGAATAAAGTTAACTTATCTGTACTAAGCAAAGCAGTAGAATTCAATGACCACATCAGGAAATAAGTATAAAACAGTTTTTATCAGTGATGTTCACTTAGGCACACACGGATGCCAAGCAGAAGCATTAGTTAGCTTTCTCAAAGAACACACTTGCGATTCTTTATATCTTGTTGGCGATATCATTGACGGTTGGCGTCTTAAGAAACGCATCTACTGGCCACAAAGTCACAGCGATGTTATACGAAGAATATTAACTGTAGCTCGTAATGGTAATAGAGTTTATTACATATTAGGCAACCACGACGAAGCACTACGCAAATGGTTAACGTTTGATCTACGCTTCGGTCGTGTGCGTATTTTAAACAGACAAGACCATATTGCACTAAATGGTAAACGTTATCTTGTTGTACACGGCGACATGTTTGACGGCTTGATGCAGAAAGACTGGAAGTGGCTTATGCACGCCGGTGATATTGCTTATAATTTATTAATTTGGCTAAACATTAAATTTAATATTGTCCGCGGTTGGTTAGGTATGGACTACTGGAGTTTAAGCAAATACTTAAAAACAAAAACCAAAGAAGCAGTAAGTTTTGTCGACGGCTTTGAAGAAAAGCTAGCAGCCTACGCTGATCAAAAGGGATATGCTGGTGTTATTTGTGGACACATTCACAGTGCTGCAATCAAAAACATTAACGGCATAGAATATTTAAACACAGGCGACTGGGTCGAAAGTTGCACTGCTATAGTGGAGACGCACGATGGAAACTTCAAACTTGTCGACTGGTCAAAAAATATTAATCGTAACTGATGCGTGGCGTCAGATTAATGGGGTAGTTACTACATTAGAAAATCTTAATCGTACTCTCACAGATATGGGTCACGACGTAGATTTTTTAAACTATGATGATGCTGACTATACCTGCGATATGCCATTCTACCCTGAAGTCAAACTTGCTTATGTTAAGCAGTATGTTATAAAAAGAAAAGTAAACTGGGCTGATGCAGTACATATTGCTACGCCAGAAGGTCCAATTGGCTTTAAAACTTTACGCTATTGTGTAAAGAATAAAATTCCATTTACCACAGGCTATCATACCAAGTGGCCCGAGTTTGTGCGAGCCCGTTTACCTATACCAACTTCATTAACTTATGCGTATATGCGTTGGCTACACAAGCACAGCAAAAACATTTTAGTACCAACCCAAACTGTTGTAGACGAACTTGGATTAAAAGGATTTTGCAATCTTGTTGTTTGGACACGCGGTGTAGACCAAACTATATTCAATCCTAGTAGCAGAACAAAACTTATTTGTGGTAAACCATTGTTGTTATGTGTAACCAGAGTAAGTCACGAAAAAGGCTTAGACGATTTTTGCAAACTCGCTTATCCTGGTGCAACTAAAATGATAGTAGGTGATGGTCCATATCGTGCTGAGCTTGAAGCAAAATATCCTGATGTTATTTTCACAGGAGTGAAACGCGGTAAAGATCTAGCTGATTATTATGCAAATGCTGATGTTTTTGTGTTCCCTAGCAAATCGGATACATTTGGTGTAGTAATGATTGAGAGCATGGCCTGTGGCACACCTGTTGCTGCCTTCCCCGTAACAGGACCATTAGATGTCATTAAACACGGTGTAACAGGTGCAATGGACAATAATTTGAATACTGCTATAGATATGTGTTTAACACTAGATAGAAAAAAGGTATATAGCAATAGCCTCGAATGGTCTTGGGAAAAATGTGCAGTTCAATTTATCAATAGCCTTACCAAAAAGAAATCTTGACAACTTTGCTTTTATACTTTATAATAAGAAAACTATAGGAGTAAGTTATGCCAATACCTGAACAAATTATTATCCCTGCTGCCAAAGATCCAGGCCGCGGCCATTTTTATGTAAGTCTTAGTAAGAGTGCTATCCGCATTGCTGCTGGGGTATTTTTGATCCAAGGCAACATTGTGGGAGCAGGTCTTCTTCTAATTGGTGCTGAACTATTGGGCGTTATTGAAGAAATTGTATAAGCAATGAAAGTATGTATTCTTAGTGAAAATTCTAATGGTGTTGTCCCTTGGGTACATTATAGAAATTTAGGGGCCAGCGAAGTTTCTAAACGATTATACGCTAGAAACATAGAGTGTACTACAGTAGAGTGGTTCACGCATTGGGATCAGGGCGACCTCTATACTTGTGTTAAACAATATCTAAGCGGTACCGATCGACCAGTTATTGCTATTAGTGTACCTTTCGTGCCTGATGACATTTATAAGATTAAAGATGTTCTTTTTAAACTTAAACGTAGTATTCCTAACCTCACTGTTATAAGCGGGGGCAACAGAACCTACGATAAAAAATTATCTGATGTAGTTGATTATTTCTTTATTGGCCGTAGTATGGAAATTTTCGAATCTTGGTTAGACGGCAAAGATTTATCTAAATTTATATCAAACCAATCAAATGTTTTTCTAAATAGAAATATTAATGTTGCGTTAGAGGATCCAGTTTTACCTCATTTTAGTGATGCAGATTATTTAAATTCAAACGATGTTTTAGGGTTTGAATTAGGTATTGGTTGTAGATTTAATTGTGCATTTTGTAATTTTGACTTGAGAAAGATGCACAATCCTAAGATGGCAAATGCTGACAAAATTGCAGCTACCCTTAATGAATTGTATTCCAAATACGGAGTATATAATTATTTTGTCACAGACGATACAATTAACGAGTCAATTGATAAAATGCAAGTATTAGCTGACGTAGTATCAAAACTAAATTTTAAAATAAACTTAACTGGATATTGTAGATTAGATTTATTAGAAAGTCCTAAACAACAAGAGCTATGGCAGAAGATAAATTTAGCCGGCGTCTTTTTTGGTATTGAGACTTTTAATCCTGAATCAAGTAAGCTGGTTAGAAAAACCAGTCGCATTTCTTCTCAAATAGAAACTTTAAAAAAGCTAAGGAAACTTACACCTAATACTTTTTTAAGTTGTGGAATGATAATTGGTTTAACGGGAGATAGTAGAGAACATATCTTAGATAGTATGGAAAATGTATCTCAAAATAATCTTTTGGATTGTATGCAATACAACGTCCTTAATCTTCCTGAAATGGAAACAGATATTTTTGACGAATACATGCTTAGTGACATGTCTAAGAATCCTGAAAATTTTGGATATACAATAACTGGTAAGATACCTAGAACAGACTTGTCGATACAATCAAAATTAAGGTGGAAGAACGATTGGTGCGATTCAGAAAGCGCACTTAAAATATATGGCGAAGTTAGACAAAAGCTAAAAGGACAAAACTTAAGTAATGCTGATGCGTTTGAATACCTTTCCTTTTTGAGTTTAGGTATAGTTGATGAAAAGGAATCGGTTAGAAAAATGGAACAACTTATTATTTCTAAAGCATCAAAAAAAGCTGATAAACTTCGTGCCGAATATATTGAAAAGAAAAAACAACATCTATTAAACAGTTAACACACAGGAAAAACATATGAAAGAACTTTGGACAGAAAAATATCGACCTAACAATATCAACAACTATGTGTTTCGCGATGCTAAACAGAAGCAACAAGTAACAGGTTGGTTGAAGGACGGAGCATTACCACACTTGCTATTCAGCGGTGCACCTGGTACGGGCAAGACTACACTAGCCAAAGTATTGCTCAACGAGCTAGGTATCAACAGTATGGATGTACTAGAGATTAACGCATCTAACGAAAACAACGTTGATACTATTCGCAATAAGATTACTAACTTTGCAAGTACTATGCCATTCGGTGACATGAAGTATGTGTTGCTAGACGAAGCTGATTACATTACACCAAACGGTCAGGCAGCACTGCGTGGCGTTATGGAAATGTATCATACTTGCTGTCGCTTTATTCTTACCTGTAATTATCCACAGCGTGTTATTCCTGCACTTCATAGCAGAACACAAGGCTTCCACATTGAGAAGTTGGATGTTACCGAGTTCACTGCTCGTATTGCAGAGATCTGTGTAACTGAAGGTGTTGATATTGATTTAGAAACACTAGACACTTATGTACAAGCAACCTACCCTGACTTGCGTAAGTGTATTAACCTAGTACAGCAAAATGTTGTTGATGGTGCGCTACAGAAGCCTCAAGCAGGAGATGGTAACCAAAGTGATTGGATGCTTAGTGCTATTGACTTGTTCAAGAACGGTGAGTTCAAACCGGCACGTGAACTTATTGTAAGTCAAGCTCGCCCAGAGGAATATGATGAAGTATATCGCTTCATGTATCGTAACTTAGATCTATGGGGCAAGAGTCAACTACAGCAGGATCAAGCTATTGTTATTATTCGCGACGGTATGTCTAAGAGTAGCTTGTGCGCTGACCCTGAAATCAATCTTAGTGCAACACTAATTGAGCTACAATTAAATAGCAATTGATGCACACATATGACGGCGCCATAATTTTAGAATGTACTAATACGTTTGAAAAAAATCGTCAACGTAGTGGTATTATTAGACCGTTGGCGCCGTTTGCTCTCAATCAATTATTTGTTGAACGTAACATACCTTCAACGGTAATCAACTATGTTAATGGTTGGCAACATACTGTATTAATACAAACACTGTTGCAATGGATTAATAAAAATAATATATCTAATCCATTAATTCTTTGCAGTACATTATTTAATGAGTACCTTCTCAGTAAAGGTTCCCATGTTTCTAATATAATATTAGAACTGAAACAACATTACCCTAAACTAGGTTTAATTGTTGGTGGCCCCATCAATCTAATTGATTACAATTTCGATGAGTTACTTCCAGATGCGGTCTTTCAAGGTCGCAGTCTACATTTGTTTGAACAATGGTTGGACAAGCCCGATTATATTGAACCTAACACAGTAAAAGTTATTAATGGTATTCCTACCTATCACAGGGAAACTAATACAGTTGTTGAAAATCCAATTGTACCTAAATTGTACAATGACTACTGTTTAACAGCAAATGATATTTTGCAGTTTGAAGTGAGATTAGGCTGTAAATTTAATTGCACCTTTTGTACATTTGAATTTAGAAATGCTAAACGAGTAAATGATACGTCAGCTGACTGTTTAACAAATTTCTTTAAAGATGCAAACAATAATTTTGGTATCACTCGTTTTAGCTGTGTAGATGACACGTTTAACGAAGATGACAACAAGATTAAAACGCTTAAAGCCGCGGTTGATAATTTAGATTTTAAACCTATTATTGTTGGCTATAATCGATTTGATATTATGCAGGCCAAACCTGAACAAGCAGAATTGCTAGATAGTTGCGGCTTCATAGGACATTATTTTGGTATCGAAACTCTTCACCGCGAAGCTAGTAAGTATATTAGAAAAGGTATACATCGCGAGCAAGCATTTGAATTTTTGAGATACATTAAAGAGCAATTTCCGCACTGGCACGTGTGTAGTGGGTATATCATAGGACTACCTAAAGAGCCTATAGAACATATCACTGAAACACATCATTTAATTAGACACGAACGTTTGATTGATGCTATAATTCCTGTTGACTTAGGGTTGTATCAAATACCAGGTAATGAACATAACTACAGTGATTTCAGTAAGAATCCGGAACAGTTTGGTATCAAAGTACTAGGCGGCGATCCAAAGAATTTGAATTGGCAACATGAGCTAATGGATAAAGGTACAGCAAAAATACTTGCTAAAACATTAGCTAGTAAGAATATTCGTGCAGGAGTTACAACTATTGATCCCTGGGAAGCACTGAGCAGAGACGCAATCGGTTCAGATGATATGTTTGGTTGTAAAACATACAAGGACAGGATGGCTGCTGATCCTACACAGCTCTATAGTGATGAGTGGTATGTACTGAGCAACGAACATATTGCTCAGTACATACAGCGTAAAGTATCTTACATTAACAGCTTATAATTATTCTTCGCCGTAAATGCGTAGCACTTCTTCTACTACAGGGTGACGTTCAATATCGCCTCTGTCAAAGTTTACTACTTTAATTCTTTCTGAACCTCTATCTAATAGACGCTCCATAAACATTTTTAGACCATTGCTTTCGTAACCTCTATCATGTTGGTTAAGGTCACCGGTTACTACTAGCTTGCTGCCGTCGCCGATACGTGTTAACAACATCTTCATTTGACTGTCAGTTGCGTTCTGCATTTCGTCTGCAATAATAAAACTATTCTTAAATGTTCTACCACGCATGTAAGCAAGGGGTGCAATCTCTAGTTTATTTGCTTTTAACAAATATTCAAGTTGCTCTGGATGATAGTATTCCTCAAAAATGTCAAAGATTGGACGAGTCCATGGTGCCATTTTTTCTTGTAGAGTTCCTGGTAGGAAGCCGTGTTGTTCGTCTACACTGACCGCTGGTCGTGTTAATACAAACTTATCGATATATCCTTTTTTAAATCCTTTGATACCTGCTAAGGTTGAGATTAGTGTTTTACCTGTTCCTGCCGGACCAATCGCAAACACTATGTTGACGTTGTCATCTTCTAAATGACCCAATAAATCGTCTTGGTGAAAATTTCTTGGTACAATATTTACATCTTTCTGTCTGGGCTTTGTAACAGCACCGCCCTCGATTACTCTCAAATGGTTTTCTCCTTTATTGTTGAACTCTTTTGCATACTCGCGTTCTTTTCTTCTGCGACGTGACATCTTAAGGTACTCCCTTTAGTGTAGTCAATAAAAAAGGCGCAGGCAGCACTTTCCGCTGTTCCTAACGCCTTGTTTAGTTGAGTGTTGTATAAAGTGTTTAACATCATACACTTTTATTTAGCAGGGTATCCGAAACAATAACAGCTAACTTATTGATTTTGAAGGGTAATACAAACGGTTGACTTTATTAAACTATGTGTTATATTATTGTTACAGATGAAAATTAAAGTAATCTTATCTGAAACTTAAAGTAAGGAGAAACACATGAAACTACGACAATCAAAGACGAGAACATGGAATAAGAAGCAAGCAATTCTTGCGTTTGTAAAAAAGTTTAAATTCCCATTTGATATGAAAGACGACATGATCGATCTTCGAGAAATGGCAAAAAACTTTAATGATGGTCCAATTCCGGTAGAAGAAATTCATAAAGCTATCGTTACTATGCTTGGGCCGCAATACGATAATATTGAATTTAATTATGATCCTAGCGGCGGACATTATCTTGGTTATGGCCCTGGGAAACGTCCAAAAGAATATTTTGATTATATTTCTTGGTTAGATTTATTTCTCTGGACAATTTTCCAGAGAGATGTTGCGCCTAATCACGTTGAAAAAATTTACAAAGATTTTGAAGAATCTAGTGTAATTGTTCCGTGCATTATTAAAATTACATTACTTGATGGCCGAACAATTTATTGTGTGTGGGACGGTCACCATACAATACAAGTTTGCAGGCTTAAAGGATGGACTAAGTTTCCTGCTTGGGTAATTGATCTAGATCAATTTACGACACAAGAAATTGAAGAAGCAGGATTTGGTGATACTGATGAAGAACGTATTCGCTTTGGTTGCTACATTGCAGGAAAAAATTCTAGGCGGATCAACGGCTTAATGAAAAGAGTGATGAGCCCTTATGATGATTTTATGATTGGGCTAGAGACACGAGATCCTAAATTTGTTGCAATGAATAATATTCTAGCACAATATGGCTGTATGCCTAAACGACACGCAAGTTGTGACGGGGCATGGACGCAAATTAAAAGTGGTATTGAGTGTTTTGATATGGAAGGATCTCAAGGCCCTAGTAATGGTGCATTTTGGAGCCGAGCAATTGCATTCCAGCGCAATCACTGGAAGAAAGGGCATCTTGTTCTAGAACTTTATCGCCCCATGAGCTATCTTTATCAATTAGCAAATATTCAAGGATTTTCTATTCCGGCGGCTTTTGATACTGAACTTGCAAATATGCTAAGTAGTCGATTTGGTTCAGCTGAAGAGGTTCAGGAAGAAATCAAGGAGAGTTACTGGAAAGCAGTGCATACTAATGCCACTGTAGGTGAGCAGCCACAGCACGATAAATTTCGTGTATTAAATGGCATCATTAATTTCTATAAACAATCCGGTGGCAAAGTATTGTTACCATCCCCTACAATACAATGGAAGGTATAATGAATAAACTTTTTTATATCTTTAACGATCCGCTTGGCGCAAAAGATGCTAAGATTGGTATCACAGGACACCCAGCCGTAAGGCTGGGTGTCTATCAAAATAGTTACAGTAGAAACAGTCATGTTGCATGTTTTAATGTTGTATATGTTGGTTCAGCAAAAGCTATTGCTAGTTTAGAAAAAGTTGTTAAACAACAATTTGAATGGGATATTGAACGGGATGGCCGAGGGGCAAGCGAGTGGATAGGCGGTCAGACTGCTGACGAGATTGAAATTAAGATTGATTCTATCATAGATGGTTATAAGTTTAAGATAGAAAAAATTAGTAATGATTTTCTACCTTTAACAGTTGATCTCCTAGATGACCTAAAAGAGCAGTATGTATTATAAAGTATCAAAGCTAGATGGGCGTAACACGTGGCATCGGCATTTTAGTCATCGTGTAGAAATTAGACGTCATCACAATGATCGAAAACTATTTGAGCACACATCTAACTTTATAATGCTACGCCAGTGGTGTTGGGACAACTTCGGCCCTAGTGTTGAAACCATGTACTGGGAACAACTACAAGTTACTGAGCAAGCACATTTAGCTAGCGATAAGTGGGCTTGGTATGTAAACACACACGACGGATATAGAACTTTCCTGTATTTTGCTGACGAAACAGCATTATCCTTTTTTAAGCTCAATTGGCCCGTAATGTATAAGCATTAAACTGATAAATAGTTATAACAGGAGATTGTTATGACTATATCAGTTAAGATGGTCAATGACCAGATTAAAAAGATCAGCGAAACTAACACCCTTCTAGACATGTTGCTAGAAGTTGAAAAGGTGTTAGACAGTTGCGATCTTTATGCCTATGCTAACTGGAAAAAGGGCGAAGTACTAGAAGGCCCTACATTAGAGCGCCATTGGGTAAATGTAAAACTACTTTATCCTTATAATGAGATGCCCGACCCTGAAGGTGCAAAGAGACTACTAGCACGTCAATGCATAGTTGACTATAAAAAAGACACTCTATTAACTCCTGTTAAAGTTAAAACATTTGACGATGTTGAAGTAGACGTTCGTCCAGATGGTAGTACACGATATAAGACTCGTACTGAAAGTCAGCCTGTATGGGTTGTTGAGTTGAAAATTCCTCGTAAGTATGTAGACGAATTCTCAACCTCTGTAATTGAAGCTGATGAAAATTCATATGTTGATACAGAGGATACAAATACTGAAACTGATTTACAATCACAGCAGATGGTAACTCCGCCTGAACAACAACCTGACCAAGGAGCGTTCTAATGTCTCTCAAAGAAGGTGATCTAAAAAACGTTGTACTTAAAAAACTTAGTATTGACGAATTTGAACCTAAAACCGGCGAAGCTAAAGAAGTTCTAGTACTTGGATTCCAAGTAACAGAAAGTAATGTAGGCGAGGATTTATACGGTTTCCTAAATGGTGCTGTAGTTGAAGTACGCGATATTGAAGTAAGCCCAAATCCAAATGATAATGGCTACTATATGGTATTTGTTGAAATGGACCGTAAGGAAGGTGTAGTTGAGGACATCAAAACTTTAATTCGCGATACTGAGCGCCTTGCAGGTAAACTTGCATGGGAGGCAAGAACGTATCTCAACGACGACTATCTTCCTCTAAGCGAAGATGAAATTTACGAATACATTATTACTGATCCTGCTAACTATGTAACTCGCGAAGAGTTTGAAAATCAACGAGCTGCACGAATAGAAGAACAAAAGCGTTTGGAAGAACAAGCAGCCGCAGAGGCTGCGGCACAAGATAGATCAAACCAAATCTTAGAATTTCTCAAGGACAGTAATTTATTACAGGCAGGAATCAACGAAGGTCGCTTGGTACTGCAAGATTCACGCAACGTTGTTGCGTTGGAACTAGTTGATTTTGGTCCTAGTAGTGAAGTAATGCTACAGCACGGCATAAAAGAAAGTGCTATTAAATTTGATTTCGATAAGGTACTGTTTGGTAAGTTAAAAGGTATGCTAGGTGAAATGGCAGCATTGCCAATTGACCAATACGTTGTTATCTATAACCCTTCAAAGCAAGATAACATTTTAATTGCTAAAGCAACTTAATTTAACCGAAAGGTAAATTATCGAATACACAGAACAGGAGTGATTAGGCCATGATGTGGTTGTTCTTTTGGATTATTGGAAAAATACCTGCAACATTTTGGCTCATTACAGCTTGTGTTGGTGTTGCACTTTTCTTTGCAGCGGGCATATTAGGAAGACTTCCTCCTTTCAAAGCCTACTCGATCTTTATCAAACCCCTTAGCGTTATAATGACTGTAGTGGGAATCTACATGTACGGCGGAGCAAGTATCAATGATCATTATCAAAAAATGATCAAAGAGTACGAACAAAAAATTGCTATAGCTGAACAAAAAAGTGTAGCAGTTAATACAGTAATCGAAGAACGTGTCAAATATCAAACACAGGTTATTAGGGACAACCAAATTGTGTACCAAGATAAAATTATTGAAGTAGCCAAGGAAGTAAATGGTCAATGCAAACTTGATCCTAGAGTTGCTGAGATACTTAATGGTGCTTCTGTTTATCCAATTACAAAACCTGCACTAGACACAGATAAGAAGGATCCAAAATGAAAAAACTGATACTGATTCCTATGCTGATCATAATGTCTGGTTGTGCAACAAAGGTTCCTGTTGCCATGAAATTTCCTGCCGCACCTGAAAGTCTGCTAATTACATGTAAGGACCTCGAACAGGTAAAACCTAATGAAGAACAACTTAGTGAAATGCTCAAAACAGTTGTTACAAATTATGGTCAATACCACGAGTGCAGAGCAAAAGTTGAAGCGTGGATAGATTGGTATAAAGGCCAAAAAGAAATACACGATTCGGTTACGGGTAAAGGGAAATAACTAATGCGTAAATGGTTTTTTGAACTGTTTGAACAAAAGGCAGCAAATAGCCTCAAGATGATGTTCATGGACACTCAACGTTTAATTAGTGAGTCTGAAAATGAAATTGCAAAATGGGAAGCTCTAATTAAAAATGAACGTGAGTTCCTAACAAAGTTAACAGCTAAGGCACGAGATATCTCAATTGAACGTACTAAACTTGCTAAAGATGAAGTAGCAGAACGACTAAAAGAATTTGACAGAGCAAACCAACTTGCGAATAGGTTTAAAAAATAAATGAGAACTAAAGAAGAAATTGTAGCTGCAATTATTGAACAGCTAGACGAAAAAGTAGCACCCATGGTTGACCAGCATGGCGGCATTGTTAAGTTTATGGATTTTGATGTAGACACAGGCATGGTAGAGCTCATGCTTAGTGGTTCGTGCAGTGGTTGTTCTGGAAGCAGTATGACACTTAAGTATGGAATCGAAAACTTGTTAATGCATTATATTCCTGAGGTTAAGGGTGTTACAGGACACCATGACCCAATGTCAATGAGTCAACCTTTTTACCATTCAAATTTGTTTAATCCTACATTTGATCGTTGACAAAATAGTCTAACTATACTATAATAGTAGAATGGACTATTATCAACAATTAGGCGTAAATCGTAATTCTTCTCCGGAAGAAATTAAACAAGCCTTTCGTAGACTAGCAATGAAACACCATCCCGATAAAGGTGGTGATGAAGCTGAGTTTAAAAAGATAAACGAAGCATATGCAGTATTAGGCGATCCTCAAAAAAAATCGGATTACGACAGTCCGCAATCTCAGCAGAGCTGGACAGGCTTTAATTGGAATAATGAAAGGCCCTCTCCGGGCGACCCGTTTGACTTTGAAGATATTTTACGTCATGTAAGAAACTTCCAAGACCGCGGTCCGCGACAAAAAAATCCCGATGCTATCACTGATGTACATATTAATCTAGAACAATTATTTACAGGCACAGATATGCTTGTTGATGTAGGCTATGCTAGAGAAGTAATTTATGTGAATCCAGGTACACGTAATGGTACTAAACTTAGAATTAAAGGTAAGGGTCCTAGAAGATACAAGGATGCACTACCTGGTGATTTAATTGTTCGGGTCAACGTTGATATACCTGAAAATATGGCTATTGACGGCAATAATCTTTATGCTAGAATAGATGTAAATGCATTAGAAGCAATTGTAGGTTCTGATATAACCCTTGATCATCCTCTCGGAAAAGAATTAAAAGTTACTATTCCTAAAGGTACGCAAGGCGGAACAAAGCTACGATTAAAAGGACTAGGTATACCAGATTCTAATACTAGAACAACAGGAGACTATTTTGTTATAGTTAACATTTTTATACCAGATGTAAGCGATGTTAATCACTTAGAAGCATTAAATAAAATTATAGAGAATAGGTAACTAATTAATGAGCAATAATACCCAAGTTGAAAAGATTATTCGTAATGCAGCTAGTTTTGCTACAGACAAAGGACACGAGTACATTTGTTTAGAGCACGTGATGCTGTCATTGTTTGATGACGACGATATTATTAGTCTTTGTGCAAATCTTAGTGTTGACCACGGTCAAATTAAAGAAGATTTAGTTAATTATTTGAGCGATCAAGATTTAAATGGTCTTGTTCCCACAAATGGTATTAAAGGTGCACCTAAAAAGACTATGAGCTTAGATCGTGTTATTCAACGTTCTCTAGCACAGATTCTGTTTAGCGGCAGAGACAGATTGAGCCCTATTGATGTACTAATCAGTATTCTTACAGAGGATAATTGTCATGCACGTTATATCTGCGAAATAAACGGATTAGATAGAAACACAATTTCTCAATACATTGAGCAAGAAAATCGCACAACAGAAAATCAAGAATTGCTCAATGAATTTACAACTAATTTAAATGAAGAAGCACTTAAGAGTCGGATTGATCCTCTTATTGGACGTTATGAAGAAGTTAACGATCTTATTCATGTTCTTGCCCGGCGCAAGAAGAACAACTGTGTGCTGGTAGGCGAACCCGGAACAGGTAAGACTGCAATTGCAGAAGGTCTTGCTAAGAAGATTGTTGAAGGCGAAGTCCCTGACATTCTTAAGAACAAAGTTGTTTACAGCTTAGACATTGGTAAGTTGCTTGCTGGTACACGTTATCGCGGAGACTTTGAAGAACGTATCAAAGGCGTACTGCAAACATTAGAATCAAACCCAAACACTATTTTGTTCATCGACGAAATTCATATGATTATGGGTGCAGGTAGTGCCGGTGGTAGCAGTGTTGACGTTGCTAACTTGATTAAGCCAGTTCTAGGCAAAGGACGTTTACTAACCATTGGTGCAACAACACCAGATGAATTTGCTGACAGCTTTGAAAAGGACCGCGCACTAATGCGTCGTTTTGCAAGACTAGATATTGAACAAACATCAGTAGAAGATACTAAACTCATTGTTAAAGGTCTTAAGAGCTACTATGAAGAATTCCATGGTGTTTCATATGACGATAAGGTCTTAGAGAAGAGCGTAGAACTTGTTGACCGTTATGTAAAGACCAAATACTTTCCTGATAAGGCGCTAGATGCTGTTGACGCGGCTGGTGCCGCAGTTAAACTTCGTGGCGACAAGCAAGTAATGCTTAAGGATATTGTTACTGTTGTTGCTAAGACTAGTAAGATTGGTGTCGATGTTATTGATACAGAAAGCACCACAGGCTATAAGAATCTAGACGGACGTATCAAAGGCACAGTGTACGGACAGGATAACGCTGTTGACAAGATTGTAGAAGCTATCCTTGTTAGCAAGAGCGGACTACGTGAACCCAACAAGCCAATTGGCAGCTTCTTGTTTGTAGGTCCAACAGGTACAGGTAAAACAGAAACAGCACGTTCGTTGTCTAACGAACTACAAGCCAAGCTGGTCAAATTTGATATGAGCGAATATCAGGAGCGTCACAGTGTAGCAAAGTTAATAGGTGCACCTCCAGGATATGTAGGCCATGCTGAAGGCAAAATGGGACAAGGTCAGCTGATTGCTGCCGTTGAAGACAGTCCTAACTGTGTGCTACTATTAGACGAAGTTGAAAAGGCGGCACCAGAAGTGCTACAGGTTCTTCTACAGGTTATGGATGATGGACGACTAACTAGTGCTACAGGTAAGACTGTAGACTTTACTAACGTCATTCTTATTATGACATCTAACCTTGGTGCTGCCAACGCAGAGAAGCGTAAGATTGGTTTTGGCGACAGTGTTAAGGCTGGCGAGATCAACAAAGCAATCGAAAACTTCTTTACACCAGAATTTAGAAATCGCTTAGACGCTGTAGTTGAATTTAGCAAGTTAGACAAGGACATGATGCTTAAGATCGTAGATCGTCTAGTAGTTGATACTAACAAACTATTAAGCAATAATGACAGTAGTGTGCGTATTGCAATTACAGAAGTTTGTCGCCAACAACTTTCAACAGACGGGTATGAGCCGAGTATGGGCGCAAGACCACTAAAACGTGTATTCGAAGAAAAAATCAAAAAGCCTCTGAGCCGTAAAATTTTGTTTGATAATCTTGCTGATTGCACGGTGGAGGTAAACTATGATCAAGAAAAAAACACCTACGATTTCTCAGTCAGAAGTTAAGGTACTTAAAAAGAAGGCAGTAGGGTTTGACTTACTGCCTTCTAACAGTATCTATTTTGGACGTTATCCTTATAAAATAGTTTTTAATCTAAAGTTTGATCCTAACAAAAAATACGGCGAGCAAATCTTAAATTTCAAATTTGATTTGACAAATTTTACCGAAGAAGCTTTAAAGCATCCTACAAGGCAATTAATATCTACAGAAAAACCGAGTCTTTTTATTCAAGATTATAAAGACTTGATGCTTACATTAGCTGTTTATAAAGATTCTATTCATCAAGTTTGCGGGCCGATATCTAAGGAACACTTAGAATTATTATTTTCAAATAACTATCGATGTCAAGGAAAAGACCGGTTGTGGTATGGGATTTATGATTGTAAGATTGAAACTTGGTTACCTTTCAAGTATCGGAAAAATGTTACATACGGCAATATAAGGCACCAGGATAGCGAAGATGCAGAAGAAATTAAGTCTCTAATAGATTTTATTAAAGAAAATCTTAACGCACATATCCCCAAACACTGGACTGCTAGATTTACTACTACAATTTATTGTAAGTTTGATGAGTTTGTAAACATTCTACCTTTCCTTAAACTCAGCTACCCGAAGCACACTATGATGATTACACGAGCAATACTAAACGGCTAAGTGATAAATATATTGAAATAGTTATCGGGATTCAATATGCCAATTAATCGTAGAAGTGTAACAATTATGAGTGCCTCGGGCACAGAAATGAATAAGTATAGTGAAACTGTAAAAGGTGACAGCTATTACGGCTTCACTGACGGTTTACACACTATCCAAGTTACCTACAATCAGTATGTTGGCAGATTACGTATTCAAGGAACACTGAGCTTATCTCCCACAGCCTCAGATTGGTTCGATATTGTTCCTAGTACAACAGCAGGCGGTTTTTGGAATCCTGCAGGTTACATTCAATTTAACGCAAATAATCCAGCCGATCTTTCGGAAGCATATACCTTCCAGGGCAACTTCGCTTTCATCCGTGTTTATATGGACAGAGAACACGTAGGTGACGGCGCTACCTACGACAGTTCATACGGTCAAGTTAGTCGAGTTATCCTATCGAGCTAAAGTGATAAATAGTTGTAATAAACAGCTATATTACTTTGCTGATAGGATGGCAGATGGCAAACACCTTTATTGAATTAAACGACACCCCTTCAGATTTTACCGGTTCCGGATTAAAATTCGTACGAGTTAATGCTGCCGCAAATGCGCTGGTTTTTGGTTCTGTTGAGATTAATGATCTTGTTGATGTCCAGGCAAATCTAGCATATACTCCACAAGGTGGCCAGGCTTTAATTTATAGTTCAGCAGCAGGTAAATGGCGTCCAGGAACAATGGACGTATATAGTCCTGGTAATGGTTTAAACAAAAGCGCACTAACACTTAACGTAGTTGCAGGTACAGGCGGCGGTTTAACTTCTAATAGTAGTGGTTTATTCATTACCGATATTGCGGGTGTTTCTGGTACTTGGGGTAATGCTAGCCACGTTCCCGTTTTAACTATTAACAGTAAAGGTCAAGTTACTGGCGTAACACCTACCTTAATTACTGCAACACAAGCACAAACAATTACAAACCCATTTGTTGGTAATGTAACTGGTACAAGTGGTCAAATACGTGTTACTGGTGGCACAGGTAATAATTCGAACGCTGTTATCGATCTTGTAGCAACAGGTGTTACTGCGGCAACATATGGTAATACAACTCACTTACCCCGTATTACTGTTGACACTTACGGACGTATCCAAAACGTTGACTTAATTGAAGTCGCCGGAGGCGGCGATGGTGGTGGTTACAGTTTAGGCTTCGCTAATATTATTGTAGCCGGGCAAACAACAGTAAGTGCTGATCAAGCGTCCGACGACCTGACACTTGTTGCAGGTTCTGGTATATCTATTACTACGCAAGCTAATGCTGATAGAATTACTTTCAGCGTGAACACTAGTACTGTAGCAAATTCAATTAATTTAGCTGACTTAAATGATATTGATGCAACAGGTATTGTCAACGGCCAAGTATTAATTTGGAATAGCTCAACTAATAAGTTTGAAGCTGGTACTATTTCGGGCGGTGGCGGAAACAGTAACGTAGATCTAACAGATTTCAGTATTGTTACAGCCGCGCCAAGCGGCAATGGCAGTTTAGCATATAATAACGCAGGCGTGTTTACGTTTACACCCGCTAATGTACAGGCCAGCGGAAGCACACAATCATTAAGTTGGAACTCATCTACTTATAGTTTAAGTATCAGTGGTGGTAACAGTGTCGACCTAAGTGTATTAAAAGATAACACTGATTCTCAAACACTAAGTCTAAGTGGCAATGTTATTACTATCAGCGGAAGTAATAGTTCAGTAAATTTAACATCAGCGTTAGGAAATGTTGCTGGAAATTATGGTGACAGCAATGTTTTAACTTTACTTGGAAATGTTGGTGCAAATATTGTTCCAAGTTCAAATAATCTTTATAGCTTAGGTAGTTCTTCAAACAGATGGAAAGAGTTACACTTATCTGGTAACACTATCTATATTGCCGGTGCAACAGTAAGTGGTGATTCTAAATTAAAATACAACGGTTCAAATCTAGCAACAGAATCGTATGTCACTAGCGCATTGTCTGGTGTATCCGGTAATTACGGAGATTCGAATGTCGCTGCATATCTAAGCACAAACAGTTATGCTACACAAAGTTATGTTACTGCACAAATTAGTGCATTAACAGCAGGTGCATCTACTGCACTAGATACACTAGCAGAAGTAGCTAATGCGTTGAACAACAGCAATGCTACACTTGCAACAGTAGCATTCACAGGTAACTATGCAAACTTAACTAACCGTCCTACGCTAACACTAAGTTCGAGTAACCTAACGTTAGATGGTACCACAGTTAATCTTAGCAGTGTAATAGGCCAGCAAGGTATACAAGGTAATGCGGGTCTACAAGGTAATACTGGTGTCAGTGTTACAAGTGCAACACTTTCAGGTTCTAACTTAATACTAACATTAAGCAATGCATCTACAATTGATGCTGGCAATGTTCGTGGCGCCCAAGGTCCACAAGGTCTAGCTGGCGACGGTAACGCAGGTATTGCTAATGCTACTGTAGCTGGTAATAACAACTTAATTATTGGTCTTGTAAACGGCACATATATTAATGCCGGCAATGTACAAGGCCCAATTGGTCTTCAAGGTAACGCGGGTACAAATGGCGTAAGCATTACTAGCGTAAGTCTAGTAAGTAGTAACTTAGTATTAAACTATAGTAATACATCAACTCAAGATGTCGGTAACATCAGAGGTCCACAAGGTGATGCTGGTACCAACGGTACAAGTATTTCAACTGCTACAGTCAACGGTAGTGGTAACTTAATTATTACATTAAGCAATAGTTCTACCGTTGATGCTGGTAATGTTCGCGGTGCGGCTGGTGCTGATGGCGCAGCCGGTATTCAGCTTTCAAATCTAAGTGTAACTACAGCATCAGCTAGTGGCAACGGTAGTTTAGCCTACAATAATACAACCGGTGTATTCACATTTACTCCACCAGATCTAAGCAGCACAGGTGACATAACATCTGTAACAGCTGGCACAGGTCTAAGTGGAGGCGGAAGCAGCGGTGCAGTAACAGTAAGTTTAGGTACTAGTGGTGTAACAGCAGGCACATATGGTAACGCTACCACAATGCCGCAGTTCACAGTTGATACCTATGGTAGAATCACTGGTGTAAGTAATATTGCTATTAGTGCAGGCGGCGGTGGTTCAGGCGACATTGAAGGTGTTACGGCAGGTGCTGGTTTAACCGATGGCGGTACTACTGGTACAGTTACGCTCAACGTTGGTGCGGGCGCAGGTATTACTGTAAACTCAGATAACATAGCATTAACCAGCAATATTATCACAACAGGCGCTAAGACTTATGGTAGTGCAACATTAATTCCTCAGATTACTGTTGACACATACGGTCGTGTAACCAGTGTCAGTAACGTTTCGGTAAGCGGTGGTGGTGGAGGTGGCAGTGGTGCTACTATCCAAAGGTTTAAACTTAATTATAGCACAACTGGTGCATTAGCCAGCACTGCCAACTTATCAGCTGGTATAAGCTCGGTTACAATCGACAGCGCCAGCGGTGGTGAAGTTACTGTTAACTTCACAGGTTATTATTACCCACCAGGTTCGATTATGCTTTATGGTTATGATAGAACCAATAACAAATATCTAATATCGCATTTAGAAACTACAATGGGACAAAGAGAAGTTCCAGGTGGTGGTTCAGCCGGATCTCCTACAGCGTTTGATGGTGCAACCAGCAATACTGTTATAAAACTGAAACTTAGAGAAGCTGAAACAGGAGCCAGTCGTGCATTTGGTACAACCACACATGCTTGGATCCAGTTTGTGATGTATGATTAAGGATTAGCATGGCACTGATTAATTACAAATCTAGTCAGATTAGATTAAACATTCCTAACAAAGTTTTACCTGTATCTGTATCCAGTATTGCAGGTGAAAACTATTGGGATTATGCAAATGGTACAGGCGACCTATGGTACTCTGGAGTAGGCACAAAAAAATATTATCAATGGACTGTTACTTTTAATGTAACAGCACAGACGCACGGTAGTCATTTAACTCGTGATGATTTTACTTACAATGGTTTAGATATTGTTGTAGGCGACTGGATTGCAGGTGCTACTAGCGGTCAATGTCTTAAAATTGTAAGCATTACATCAAAGACTGCAAACACAGTTACTTGTGTTGTTGAAGATTGGTTACGCTATAATACTTTTAAGAGTGCTACCGGTAACGGTATTTTTAATACTGGTGCAGCAGTTATATTTAGTTTAAATGAAAACGGATTGCCATTACTTGACCCATTACCTGGTACTGTAAGCACAGACTTTTATCCTACAGTAATGAGTAGGTTTCAATATTTAAATCCTCTACTAAACTATGTACTAGAACAAGACAATCATGGGTTCAGCAAAGGTGATGTTATTGCTGTGACAGCAAATGGTTTTTCTGTAGCTAATACAACTACCATGGACAAGATGATTGGTACTGTAATTGAAACCGGTCCAGGTCCAAACTTCTTTATGATATCGCCTAACAATCGTATCATTGACTTTGAGCCTAGTATTCCAGGCACGCAAGGCGACTATATCTATTTAGATACTGACGGAGACTTAACTGCCAGTGACGTGACAGGTAAAATTGTTTTCTTAAAGATCCAAGATGCTATTGCTACTGTAATAGAAGGCACAGTTGACAATCCGGAAGTGCCTGACACTCACCAAATGGCTTTAAACGGAACCATTGTTACATTTGCTGGTACCGGTGGTGCCAATGCTAATCTTAGCCAAATGGTTTCAACTATAAATGCAAACACCAGTAATCATTATGTTACAGCGTCTAGTGTGCCAACACCAACTGTTATTTCCAGTGATGCTGATAATACAATCTACGGTCTAGTTGGCGGATTTGTTCCTTTTAGTGCATACATAAACAGCGGTAGCGGAAATACGCTAGTTAATTTTACTACTGACACATCAGGTTCTGTTGCGTTCGGTTTGCCTGTTTCTATATCATCAGACATGGCTATAGATATCAATGCAACCAATATAGCAAATTTGACTGCTACAGCTACCACAACAGCATTAACGTTGACAGAAGCAAACGGTAATGCAATTACTATCACCAACGCTAATGTTGACACTGAAGGTTATGGTTTTGTTGGTTCTGGCAATGTTTCAGGCCTACCTGCTTCAACCAGTGCTACTGGTGCAAGAAGATTAGTGTTGACTAGATCCGATGGCGGCGAAATTTTAATCTTCGAAGGCACAGAATTTTTCCGTGTGGGAACAGGTGTGGCCAGTGGTCACAACGGAATGTATCCTTTGGCTATGAACATTGAGCGTGGCCTTAGAAGTGCTGGCACAAGCGTAGTAGCAAATATTGCTGCCAGAGATGCACTAAATCCGCAAATAGGTGATCAAGCATATGTTCTAAATGCAGGCACCGGTGAATGGGGCCTATATGTTTATAACGGTAGTGCTTGGGTACAGGTAGCTAACGCAGATAGTGCTACCACTGACGCTAAAACAATGATCACAACATTTACTATGCCGGCTGTGGGTTTCGGCAATAGTACCACAAACACACTGGGTAATATTAGTCCGGGACGTAAAATTACCAGCGTAAGTTTCGATGTTCATACAGCATTTAGTGGCTACTCAGGTAACATTATTCCCAATATCGAAGTTGGTGTGCTAGGTCAACCTGCAGAATTCGTAGCCTCAAGCGCAAACGATTTGACAGATACTACTGAATTTTATGTAAATCCAGAATATGTATACCCGGCATCAAACAGTCAAGATTTACAAATTCGTGTACGTTGCAATCATTATGGTGCAACATCTGGAAACGTCACAGTTAAGCTCACATACGTATAAAAACCAGTTTTTTGATAAATATCAATAACGATTTCCAGTAGTTAAAATAATACGTATTATTAGGAGAAACAAATGGCTGACATTAAGAACTTTGGTATCAAAGGTCTTGCAGCTGATGTTCAAATGGGTAAGAGCGGTGGTCGTCTAAAGTACGACTCTGCTAACAATCGATTCGATTTTACTCAGAGTAACGGCTCAACATTAGAAAACGTTCGTTTTGGTAGTGTTGTTGCTGGTACGTGGACAGGCACAGCGGTAGGTACACAATATGGTGGTACTGGGCAAGATTTAAGTAGCGCCAATGGTGTGCTACAATATAACAGTGGTGTTGCTAGTTCGGCAGCAATCAACTTAGCATCTAACGTTTTCGTTACAGGTGTACTACCAGTTGCAAATGGTGGTACTGGCGCCAATGCTGCACCAGCAGCAAGAACAAACTTAGGTTTAGGCACAATTGCAACGCAAGATGCTAGTAACGTAGCATTAACCGGCGGCGCAATTAATGGTATCACAATTGGTGGTACTACAGCGGCAGCTGGTAGCTTTACAACACTAAGCGCAACAAGCGGTATCACAGGCGAACTAACAGGTAATGTTAGTGGCAATGCTGGTACAGCAACAACATTAAAGAACGCACGTAACTTTAGCGCAAGCGGTGATGCAACTGCAACCGCAGTAAGTTTTGATGGCAGCGGTAACGTTGACCTAGCTCTTACATTGGCTAACAGCGGTGTAGGTGCTGGCACATATGGTAGCGCAACTAACATTCCACAATTTACAGTGGATGCAAAAGGTCGTGTTACCAGCGTAAGCAACGTTGCAATCGCAACAAACTTCAGTATCGCTGGTGACAGCGGTAACGTTGATGTTGTTAATGGCGGCGAAACACTAACAGTAGTTGGTGCAAGCGGTCAGCTTTCAACAGCAATCACAAACAATCAAATTCAAGTTGCTATCGTTGATGGCGCTTCAATTGCTAACCTAAGCGTAACTGGTACATTTACTTCAGATGATATTACATCAAGTCAAGTATCGATTACAGGTGATGCAGTTATTACTGGTAACTTAACAGTTAACGGTACACAAACAATTGTTAACTCAACAACAGTAAACATTGATGATGCAGTAGTTCGCGTAAACAGCGATGGCGTTTCAACAAGTGCTGGTCTTGAAGCTAACATCGGTGGCACAATTCAGAGCATCCTGTTTAACCCAGTTTCGAGCAAGTGGGAATTCAGCAAAGACATTTCAACTGCTAATACAATTACAGCAACAGGTGGTTTCGTTGGTAACTTAACTGGCGATGTAACTGGTAACGTAACTGGTACAGTAAGCAGTCTAGCTAACCACACAACTACTAACCTTGCTGAAGGTGCTAACCTTTACTTTACCACTGGTCGTGCAAACACTGCAATGGATGCATACCTAGTTGGTGGTACAGGCTTAACATATAGCGGTGGTACAATTGATCTAGACAACACCGCTGTAACAGCAGGTGTATACGGCGACGCCACAAATATTCCTCAGTTCACAGTTGATGCACAAGGTCGTATTACAGCGGCAAGCAACATTGCAATTTCAACACAATGGACTCTAGCAGGTGATACAGGTACCAGCACTATTGCTGGTGGTGATACTGCTAACGTTCTCGGTGGAAGAAATATCACAACTATCGTAAATGGTGATAGTGTAACTATTGATTTAGACAACACTATTGCACTAAGCGGTAACGTAACTGCCAACGGTACAGTACAAGGTGCTACACTAACTGATGGTACACTAAGCATTAATGCAGGTGATATTACCAATGGTAGTGACGCAACATTTAGCGGTACTATCCAAGGTGGTAGCTTAACTGATGGTACATTAACAATCAGTGCAGGTAACGTTACAAGTGGTGTTTCTGCAACATTCAGTGGTGCAGTACAAGGTGGTAGCATTAAAGACGGTACAGCTACACTAACAGGCGGCGCATTAAGTGGTGCAACGACTGGTTCATTCAGCGGTAACGTAAGTGTAGGTAATTTAAGTACATCTGGTACAGTTACAGCAAGTAATGCAAATGTCACTAATACATTAACATTTGGTTCACTAAGCGACGGTGCTATTACTATCACAGGCTTTGTTGACGAAGACAATATGGTTAGCGATAGCAACGTATTAATTCCAACACAGCAAAGCGTTAAGGCTTATGTTGACTCACAACTAGGTGCAACCGCACTTGATATCGCTGGTGACAGTGGAACAGGTAACATTGACTTAGATAGTCAAACACTAACATTTGCTGGTGGTACAGGTTTAACTTCAAGCGTTTCAGGTCAAACTGTAACAGTCAACTTAGACAATACCGCAGTAACAGCGGCTACTTATGGCACAGCAAACAGTGTTGCTACATTTACAGTTGATGCACAAGGTCGTTTAACAAATGCTGTTGCTACAGCTATTAGTATTACTAATAGTCAAGTTAGTGACTTTAACGCAGGCGTTGATGCTCGTGTATCAGGTGGTGTTGGTTTAACATATACTGCTGGTGTACTAGACTTAGACAATACCGCAGTAACAGCTGGCGTTTATGGTAGTGCAACAAATATTCCTCAGTTCACAGTTGATGCACAGGGTCGTATTACTGCCGCAAGTAACATTGCAGTAGCAACAAACTTCAGCATTGCAGGTGACAGTGGTGCAGCAGATGTTGTTAACGGTGGTGAAACACTAACAGTAACAGGTGCTAGCGGTCAGATCGCAACAACAATTACTAACAATCAAATTCAAGTTGGTATTGTTGACGGTGCAAGCATTGCTAACCTAAGCGTAACCGGTACATTAACATCCGATGATATTACATCTAACCAGATTACAATTGCTGGTAATGCTATTATCACTGGTAACTTGACTGTACAGGGTCAGCAGACAATAGTTGATTCAACAACTGTTCAAACAGCTGATGCAGTATTCCGTGTAAACAGCAATGGTACAACTGGTGCTAACGTAGGCTTTGAAGCTAACGTTGGTGGCAGTATGAAGCAGATTGTTTATACACCAACGAACGCATGGTCATTTGGTGCTGAAACTGTTAACGCATCTACATTCGTAGGTAACTTAACTGGTACTGCCGCTAATGCAACAGTACTAGCCACAGCACGTAACTTTAGTGCTACTGGTGACGCTACTGCTTCAAACGTATCATTTGATGGTAGTGCTGACGTAGCCCTAGCATTAACACTTGCTAACACTGCGGTAACAGCAGGTAGCTATGGTAGTGCAACACAGATTCCAACTTTCACAGTTGATTCTAAGGGCCGACTAACAGCCGCTGGTGTAGCTAACGTTGCAACAGTACTAAACATTGCTGGCGATAGCGGTAGTGATGCTATTGACTTGTTAAGTGATACACTAACAATTGTTGGTGGTACAAACCTTACAACAGCGGTTACAGCTAATACTGCAACAGTTAACTTAGATGCTAATATCAGCTTAACAACTGTAACAGCAACTTCACTAGTAGGTGACTTAACTGGTAACGTAACTGCTAGCGGTGTTGTTAGCTTTGGTACACTAACTGACTCAGGTGCAAACATTGCAATCACTAAGTTTGTTAACGAAGCTGATGGTATTGCTAACAATGACAACGATACAACGATTCCGACAACAGCAGCCGTTATTGATTATATCTCTAACAACTCTGGCGACGGGTTATTACTACGCAGTACATTTACTGCAAATAGCAGTGCAAGTAGCTTTACAGTTGGTACAGTTCCAAATGTTGGCAACCGCACATACTATGCTGAAAAGGTTGTTATCAAAGTTGGTACAGCATTCAGCGGTGGTAGCTTCAACCATATCCTAGTTAAGGAAAATGGTGGTAGCGGTAGCACACTAGTAGCAGCAGATGATGCAGATGCAGCAACAGCAGGTACATACATTGTTGAGCTAGACGGTGATACATCACTCACAAAGAATCAGGGTGTTGTAGTACAGTTTAAGCAGAGCGATGGTGCAACTGCGGCAGCTACATCAGCAGGTAGCATGACTGTAAGCGTACACTACAAGTACGTGTAATAAATTAAACTTTCGGGATGGGAAGTTTGGGAAGGGGTCGAAAGGCCCCTTCCTTTTTGAGTGCTAATCACTTAGTGTAAAATTACAGCAAAGAACTACATTATCAGCTATACTATTGTTTGGTGTGAAACCCCATGGAATATGAGCAGGGAAGAAAACAATTTTATTAGGCTCGGGCTGTATATAATGCGTCATTTCCTGTATATTAGGCGGGGTATTATGTAGTTTTGAACTATGTAAATCTAGATATAATGAACTACCTTTTTCAAATGTTTGTAAAAATAATACACATTGATACCACCTAACTTTTTCAACATTTTGCGGAATCATACCATTTGGCTTTATTCCATATAACCAAATGTCAGGTATTTCCATTTTGCGATTCTTATTTTTCATTCTAAAATGACTAACAGCATTATCGAAAAATACACTGCCAGCAAATTGACTTGCTTTAATAATATTATTTCCTATTTGGCGTTGCTTGGCATTTTTATTAGTAGTCCAACCAAATACTGTGTCAGTGTAATTCCCATTAGTTTTTAATATTTCTACATCAGAAATTATAGATTTAGTAATTTCCGGAGTTAATTGTAAATGACCTTCAAAAACCCACTCGGGAAATACTGGATAACTAGATAAAGTTGAATTTATTTTCATATTTTTATTTACTTAAAATAACAGTTATTTTTGTAAGTTATTGAATTCTAATGGGGATTTTCTATACAAAAAACGGTTGACACTAGCTGTGATTCTGCTATACTATATATGTAGGATGAGAAATAAGGAGTGAAGAATGCTGTATACAATTGAAATTTACAAGACCGACAAGCGCACTAAGATGGGTCAGCGCCTGGTTGGCAAATACGATTACGATCGCAAGGATCGTGCTAGCATGGAGCGTGAAGTCCAAGCACTTTACCCCACTTACAAAACCAAAGACGGTTACATTTTTAACATCATTGAAACTATGGTGACCCGCACTAATGCAATGAGCGGTAAGACGTTTCAGGAGCGTTACGACACGCCCTACTACTGCTCAGCCAGTTCTGAATCTTATTGGAGCATGTAATTATGAAGATTGTTTTTAATCCTTTGCTCAACGGTTGGTACATTGTTCGTGGACGTCATCAGACTCCCATCGGTGGCCGTTTTGAAAGCAAGCAAGCCGCACTTGCTCACTTGCGTCGTCGTAACCCTTTGTATACCGAGGTAATGTAAAATGGTTGATAATAAAGTTGAATATGATACCCGCCATGGTGGTCCATATGACCGTGGTTCAGCAGATAGTTACTACGGTCGTCCGTTTAATCCTCATTATTATCAAGGTGCTACTTATAGCACACCTGAAGTAAAATTGGAAGATATGACTGCTGAAGAAATTGTAGCCTATACCGCTGGCTACCGTGATAATGAAGCTGATGGTAACTTTAAGGATTGGGGTCGATAAATTGTGTTTAGTGTAATTAAAAATAAAATTATTTTAACTGATGTTGATGGTGTGCTACTCGACTGGGAAGAAGGCTTTGGTATTTGGATGGAGCATCACGGTCATACAATGGTCGATGGTGGTAAGCTAATTTATAACATCGGTGACCGCTACAATATCACTAACGATCAAGGTAAGCAGTTAATCAAGCAGTTTAACGAAAGTGCCGCTATTGGCTTTTTGCCTCCGGTACGTGATGCACAGTACTATGTAAAGTTGATGGCAGAAAAACATCAATATCGTTTTCTTGCTGTTACTTCGTTGAGTTTGGATCCGTATGCTAAGAAATTACGTATTCGTAACTTGATGAAAATTTTTGGTAACGACACGTTTATGGATGTTATCTGTTTGGACACTGGTGCAGACAAGGACGAGATTCTTGCAGAACTTGCACATACGTACAAAGGTAACTGGTGGATCGAAGACAAGCCTGCTAACGTAGATGCAGGTGTTGCAGTTGGGTTTAAGGGAATTCTTGTAGAACATGGTCATAACATGGATTACGAGGGTAATGCTGTAGTAGCTAAAACTTGGGAAGAAATTTACAATGTCATCACTGCCTAATCAATTCAATACCAACGAAGTAGTTGCCGTTTCTTGTGCTGTTGACCGAGTAAATGGTTTTGTCAAGAAGACAGAAGTTGGTTACGGAGAAAATGCTAATAAGAAACCTAATGTCTCCTTTTTGTATGAGCATTTTTGTAACAACGAAAAAGTTGAAATTTTAGATGCTGACCGTGAAATGGCAGCAGAAATTATTGATTATCTTAAAGGTCTTAGCTTTAAAGCACTTGAGCGTCGACTCACTGATTTCGAATCCAACGTCCTAAACTTTGTTGGTTCTGAAACTGTAGGTAAGGAACAGCTAGGTATTGCTGCCAGCTTACCAAATGTATATCGTAACAAGCTAGAAGCTGATACATGGACAGCTAGAGAAGCAGAACTTGCTCGTACTAGCGATTATATCGGTGAAGTAGGCAAGCGCGGAGAGTTCACTGCTAAGATTGAAAACTTACGCTATATTGCTAAAACTTCGAGCTATCTTGTTAGTTGCAGTGTTGACAATAAACATATTCTAAAGTTCTTTAGCGGTGTTGCATCTGGCAAGGTCGGTGATAATGTACAAATTACAGGCTTTGTTAAGAGTCAAAGTATTAGCTCATATAGTAATGCTAAAGAAACAATGATCAATAGAGTTAAACTTACTTAATTAAAAACTGTGTTAATAAACTAACCCCAACTTAGTTGGGGTTTTTTATTGACCTTTTCTGATAAATACTAATACCAACGAACGTAGGAAGGGAGATTGGTATTATGGCAAGAAAAACAGTAACAGTTGACGATGAAGTCTATGCTAAGGACACAAACGGCGACGGACACATTTCTAAGTTAGAGATTGAAATGGATATGGAATTTAAACGCAAGCGTTTAGAAGACGAAGATGCAATGCGTGATAGTCAACGTAAAATGGCTTGGTTCGCATTATTTGGTATGTTGTTATACCCAGCTTGTGTATTAATTGCATCATATTTTAGTATGGAAAATGGCGCAGGTGTATTAGGTGATATGGCACCTACATACTTCGTATCAGTGGCAGCGATTGTTGCTGCATTTTACGGTAAAACTGCGTTTGAAAATACAGCTAGAAAAGACGGCGAGTAAAGGTAAACAATGGCTTTTGTAAAGAATTTTTGTAGGTTAGTCACAGATCACGAGCTCACTGATGAGGAGGTGATTGATTTCTTTGATATTGTTCAAAGTATTGTGCCTACAAAAATTCTTACAGGTTTTAGTGGGACAGGTGATGTTGTCAGTGTAGATGTTATAGCATACACTGATCAAAATCAACAAGTCTACGAAGTAGTCCTCAAAGAGAATATCGGACCAGATGACGGCGATATTATTGCTGAAGAACTAGCAAATGAATTTAACTTTGACTTCGATTTTGAAGCAAGTGTAGAAGTATAACATTATAACAAAAAGAGAAAACTATGCCTTATGATCCGCCCGAGCAACCTAATGAATTAAATAATATCCACAACGCTATGCAATACAATGCTAGCGGGGAACCTGTTGTCAGGGTTCACGTCGACGGCATAAATCTAGAAGGCGACGTTATTGTAAGTGAAGTAACAATTAACAATCCTACCAGTAATCCAGCTAACGTAAGAGTTAATAGTGGTACAGTTAATGCTAACATTACTGGTGGCACCGTTGCTATAACAGATGGTGGTGGAAGCATAACCGTAGATGGTAATGTTGGGGTAACAGGTAACGTAGGCGTCAACGGTAACGTTACTGTTGTAGACGGCGGCGGAAGTATAACCGTAGATGGCACCGTTGGTATTAGTGGAACCCCCACGGTTAATATCGGAACTATGCCAGAAGTAGAAATTAAAAACGATTCTGGTAATGCTATTCCTGTAACAGGAAATGTAAATGCTACTATTACCGGCACAATCACATCTACTGTGCAAGACGGACAACAAGATGCATTTGGTCGTTTACGAGTATCAGAGGCATTTACTCTAGGCGATTACAAGCACACCTATGGCATAGATCCTAACTTTAGAGATACATATATCAATGGCGGAACAGTAACTCATATTCTCAATCAAGCCTGTGCCAGATTAGCTACCAGTAATAATAGCAGTAGTCGCGCAATACATCAGACTAAAATGTATCACAACTACATGCCCGGTAAGAGTCAGTTAATTAAAAGTACTATTAACTTTTATGCTCCTGTGGCTAACGTAACCAAACGTACTGGATATTTTGACGATCTCAACGGCATATATTTTGAACAAAATGGCGCAGGTGTGTTAAGTTTTGTAATTAGAACTAATACATCTGGCACAGCATCAGATGCTCGTAGAATTGTACAATCTAGTTGGAACAAAGATACGTGTGATGGTAATGGTCCAAGTGGGTTTGAATTAGACATTACTAAAACACAGATTGTGTTTATTGACTTTCAGTGGTTAGGTGTTGGCCGTGTTCGTTGCGGATTTGTTCATGATGGACAGATGATTATAGCTCACGAGTTTTACAATAGTAACAATCTAACAGAAGTGTATATAAGTAACCCCAACTTGCCTATACGTTGTGAAATACTAAACACCGGTACTACTGCTGGAGGATTTTTTGATCAGATCTGTAGCACCGTAGTATCAGAAGGCGGCTATGTAGAAAGCGGCATTGACTTTAGCATAGACAGTGGGCAAACATCGCAAAGCATTACAGTGGCCAATGGCATGTATCCTGTTGTAGCCATCAGATTGAAAAACACCTTTAGAGGTTATCCTAATAGAGTTGTGGTGCGTTCAGGTAACATTAACATCTACGGCGAAAATTATCCAGCTTATTGGGCGCTGATTAAACTAGATGCGCTTGCTAATATCACATTATCCAACGCAACCTGGACTTCAGCAGATGCTGATTCTGCTGTTGAATATTCTTTAAATGCCACAGCATTTACAGGCGGCGATAGAATAGATGGTGGTTTAGTTGGTACTACTAGTCCTGGCGGGTCAGCCAAAGGCACAGGTACTGCGCCAGTGAATCAACCTAGTGGTGCTAAAAAGAACTTTATTGCCCAAAATTTAGATTCAACCGACAGCGAGATATATGTAGTATGTGGCAAGGCAATTGGCGGGACAACTAATATATGGGTTGACTTCCAGTGGCGAGAAATTTACTAAATGCGAGTTGAAGTTCATTTCATTGGCAACCAATTCGTTGCCTACGATGAACGTGGCAACCAAATACGAGATCGTTACATTCTCGATCAGATTAGCTTTGACCAAATGCCCGGTTTCAAGACTTCCTACTATATAGAAGTTGACAAAAACCAGAATCCTGTTATAATGAACACTGTTAAAATAAATATTAACACACAAAACACTTGAGGAACATATGGCATATAACAGATCTTTTAATGAAGAAGAACGAGCACGTCTTAAGCGCCTAATTGACGAAGGCATGCAAGTTACCTATGAGATTGAAACTCTCAAGGAAGGTTTGAGCGATACCGTCAAAGCCATTGCTGAAGAAATGGATATCAAGGCTGCTACACTAAACAAAGCTATCAAAATTGCACACAAGGCAAAGTTCGGTGAAGAGCGTGATAAGTTTGACGAGCTCGAAACTATCCTAGAAGCTGTTGGTAAGACTCTTTAACTAGGATATAAATTTCGTGCATAACGACGGAATACTAGTTAAAGAAAACGCATTGTCTTTTGATGAAATATCTCAAATTTTAAATAGTGGCGATCTTGCTTTTAAAAAAGCAAGTGTATTGTTACAAAACGACAGTGTTGGAAGACTTTCAAACTACAGGAGAGTTTGGACTGCTACCTTTATTGATAATAATTTAACAGAAAAATTAAATCAACTTTTTAAAGAAGCGTCTGATATTTTTAACATTTCCTTCGATTCTTCTTTAACCGAATTGGCTATAATGCGATATAAATCAGATGACTATGGACATTATGGTTGGCATGTTGATACTATTGATGATTCTGAAATTAAAAAAAATAGAAAACTTTCTATGACTATTGTATTAGATAAAAATTATACAGGTGGTAGTCTGTGCTTTGAAAATAAAAAATTTGAAAATTTAAACGCAGGCACCTGTGTTATTTTTTCCAGTGCGTTGAAGCATTGTGTTGAACCTGTTATATCAGGAACAAGACATTCTTTAGTATCATGGGCTTACGAAAAAGCACTTGACTATTAAAACTTCTATAATAAATAATATTGGTATTGCGTCAGCCGTAAATGATGCTTAGAGAAAGACACACATATGAGTTACGTAGATGCCTTCTATGATAAGGCAAAAGACTTTATTCGAGTAGTTGAGCGAGTCAACGGTAAAAGAATATTGATCGATCACAGGCCCGAATATAATTTTTATATCGCAGATCCGCGTGGTACCCATCGCAGCATATATGGCGATCCTGTAAGTGAGATACGCTGTAAGAATGTCAAAGACTTCAGAAAAAACGTTGCTATCAACAGTCAATCTAAGAAGTTTGAAAGTGACATTAAACCTCTAAACAAAACTATTGCTAAACACTATAGCGGTGCTGATACACCAAAACTGCAAACAGCATTTTGGGATATTGAGGTTGACTTTGACCCTGAGCGCGGATATGCTAATCCGGAAGAAGCATTTATGCCTATTACTGCTATCGGTGTTTATCTCCAATGGCAAGAAGCTATGGTATGTTTAGCTGTACCACCTAAGACACTAAGTTGGGAGCAAGCGCAAGCAATTGCCAGCAGACTGCCCGAAGTTATTTTATTTCGCACAGAAAAGGAAATGCTTGAAACATTCCTTGTACTAATTGAAGATGCTGATATCCTAAGTGGTTGGAATAGTGAGGGTTATGATATTCCTTACACTATCAACCGAATCATTAAAGTATTAGGTAAGAATGAACTACGCAGACTATGCCTATGGGACCAAATGCCAACCGTGCGGGAGTACGAAGCATATGGTAGTCAACGCCAAACATATGACTTAGTTGGTCGTGTACACTTGGACTACATGCAGTTGTACCGCAAGTATAACTATGAAGAACGTCACAGTTATCGACTAGATTACATCGGTGAGATGGAGATCGGTGAACGCAAGGTTGCGTATGAAGGCAGTTTAGATCGCCTTTATAATCACGACTTTGAAAAGTTCTTAGAATATAACATTCAAGATACTGTACTGCTTAACAAGCTAGATAAGAAGCTACAGTTTATTGATTTAGCTAATACTATTGCCCACGATAACACTGTGCTACTGCCTACAACAATGGGCGCTGTTGCTACTACAGAACAGGCTATTATCAATGAAGCTCATCGCAGAGGATTTGTAGTACCTGATCGCAATAGAAGTGAGCGAGGCGATACGCAAGCCGCAGGTGCTTATGTGGCCTTCCCAAAGAAAGGCTACCATGATTGGGTGGGCAGTATGGACATCAACAGTCTATATCCTAGTGTGTTCCGGGCGCTAAACATGGCTGCTGAAACTATTGTTGGACAGCTACGGCCTGAGTACACCGAAGAAGAAATTAACAACAAGATCAAATTAGAGAAAGCTAGCTTTGCTGACGCTTGGTTAGGCAAATTTGGTACAAATGAGTTTGAGTTTGTAATAAACAAAGACGTTAATCATGTCATGAAGCTTGATATGGAAGATGGTGCTACTGTTGAAGTTACTGGTGCCGATGTGTATAACCTAATCTTTAACAGCGGCCAACCTTGGAATATTAGTGCTAACGGTACTATCTTTAAAACTGACTTCCAAGGTATTGTTCCAGGTTTGCTAGAGCGTTGGTATGCTGAACGTAAAGAGCTACAAGCCAAAAAGAAAGAAGCAACCACAGACGAAGAAAAGGCGTTTTGGGACAAGCGACAGTTGGTTAAGAAGATTAACCTGAACAGTTTGTACGGTGCTATTCTTAATCCAGGTTGCCGCTTCTTCGATAAGCGCATCGGTCAAAGTACAACGCTAACTGGTCGTCGCATTACACGGTTTATGGCAGGCAAGACTAACGAATTGCTCACTGGTAAGTTTGACCACGTAGGTGATTGTATTATTTACGGCGACACTGACTCTGTATACTTTACTGCGGTTCCTGCACTTCCTCAAGGCAGTGAACTTGATCTAGACAGTGCTGTTAAACTATATGATCATATCAGTGATACTGTTAGCGATGGTTTCCCTGGTTTCTTAAAAACAGAATTCAATGTTCCTTATGAAAACGGTAAGGTTCTAAAGGCAGGTCGTGAAGTAGTTGGCCGTTCCGGACTATTCATTACTAAAAAGCGTTACGCTATTAAGTGTCTAGATATCGAAGGTTACCAACCAGAAGGTGGTAAGCTCAAGATCATGGGCATGGAGATCAAGCGTAGTGACACGCCTGAATTTGTGCAGGACTTCCTAGAAGAGGTTCTCGATGATGCACTAAGTGGTGCAACTGAAAAAGAAGTTATCACTAAGGTAAAAGAGTTTAAGAAGAACTTCCAAAGTTTAGATCCGTGGAAGAAAGGCATGCCCAAGCGTGTCAACAACTTAACTAATTACACCGAAAAACTAAAGAGTACACGTAAGACAGAAAACATGAAACTGTTCAAACTAGAGTCTCTAAAAGATGAATCTAGCAATAATATGATTCCAGGTCACGTTCGAGCAAGTATAAACTGGAATGACATTAAAACTGCATTCGGCGACAATTACAGTATGACTATCATGGATGGTATGAAAGTTATTGTATGTCGCTTGAAGAATAATGCTATGGGTTATAGTAGCATTGCGTACCCTACCGATGAACTAAACCTACCGCAATGGTTCAAAGATCTACCATTTGACAATGAAGCAATGGAAGAAGCGGTATTAGATAAGAAGGTAGAAAACGTTCTTGGGCAAATGGGTTGGGACTTGTCTCAAACCAAAGAAAGCGAAGCACTTAGTGAATTTTTTGATTTTTAATCTAAGAAAATGATAACAAAACACTTGACTTTTCTAAATAACAATAGTATAATATCTAAAATATAGGAGCACTCTATGGCAAATAATTATATCAAAGACACATTAAAAGACATTATCAAGCACACACATAGCCTTGGCATTTATGAAATGGTAAAGGTCACTGGAACACTTGAGGAAACAAAAATTGAAACTGTTGACGCAAATAAGACAGTAATTTTTAAAGGCAAGACAGTTAATCCTGTAGCAGACTTCGTTGATGCTACTGTTGGTCTGAGCCGTATGAGCGTACTTGACGGATATCTAAAGTATCCTGGTTTTGACAGCGAAGAAGCAACTGTTGCTGTAGTTTCGCAGAAGCGTAACGAAGTAGACATTCCAGTTGAAGTTAAGTTTGTAGCTAATGACGGCACAGATGCTAACTATCGCTTTATGCTAGCAGATGTTGTTAATCAGCAGTTAAAGGACATTACATTTAAGGGTGCAGAGTTTGATATCAACATTGTGCCTACTGCAAAGAATCTTAAGGACCTTGGTTACTTTAACAGCGTTCTTGGCGCATATGAATCAACCTTTATGCCTAAGACAGATGGCGGTAAGTTATATTTCCACATCGGTGACGGCGTAAGTGATCGTACAAAGATTCTCATTGCCGAAGGTGTTGACGGTGAAACTAAACATGAGTTCCGTTGGCCACTTGATATTGTACTAAAGATTTTACGCCTCGGTGATAGTGCCGGTATGGTTCTAAGTATTAATAACAAAGGTTTGCTACAAATTAAGGTAGATAGTGGCATGGGCGAATACACTTACCTACTTCCAGCTAAAGGTTAATTAATGAAAGACTTAGGAAAACGTCAAAGCGACTATGCGGTATATTTGCCTGCTATCAGTAGCTTTTATACAAAGCAATTACAAAAAACATTAGCTAATCCAACCGAATGGCGTACTCCTCCGGGGTTTGAATTAGGTAATGCAGGGTTAGATTTTCTTAACCCAGAACACAGCTACTATCATTATCCTTACGGACTTTATTCCGCAGGCCACGCACACTTAGATACTACTAAGAGCGACAATGAAGAACCAATGGTTCAAAAGCGTAATAGGTCTGTAACAACTATCCTCGGTGACTCAGGCGGGTTCCAGGTTGCTAGTGGTGTGCTAAAACTAGATTGGTCTAATGCAAAAGATCCTGCAGATCCTAGCCGTATTGAGCTTTGTGAAAAGATCTTACGCTGGCTTGAGCATACAGCTGACTGGGCTATGACACTAGATATTCCAGGTTTTGCTGCCGTACCTCCATACAACAAGAAGACTGGACTGACTAAGATCCAGGACACTATTGATATCAGTATGCTTAACCTAGATTACTTTGTACGCAATCGCGTACCAGGTAAAACTAAGTTTCTAAATGTGTTATCAGGTACTGATCAAAAGAGTGCCGATGACTGGTATGAAAGTGTTAAGCATTTTAGTGACCCTAAGTTTGTTGCTGCTAATTACGGTGACGCAGATCGCACACTAGAAGGCTATGCGTTCGCTGGTATTAACATGCGTAACATGCCAATCGCTCTTAAACGTATCTTAAAGCTACGTGAAGATGGCTTACTTGAGGACAAAGGATGGATTCACTTCCTTGGTACAGGTAAATTGAATTGGGCTTGCTATTTAACCAGTATTCAGCGTATGCTACGTAAGTATGACAGTCCAAACATAACAATCAGCTTTGATGCCGCTAGTCCGTTTGTTAATACAGCATACGGTCAATGTTACAGCTACAACTACTTTTCTCCAAAGCGTTTTGGTTATTTTATGAACCGTGCATTTGATAATCAACAGCTAAAGGGTAGTACATTACCAATGCCATTCAATGGTCCAATTATGGAACGTCTTGTAGCAGGCGATATGTGTTGCATGGAAGAAGGCGACTTGGATCGTAATGGTAAAGCAAAGACTAAAGACAGTACAAGTTGGGACACACAAAGCTATCTTTACTATATGGCCCATAGTGTGTTCAATCATATTACTGCGGTACAAGAAGCTAATCGTTTAGCTGATATGGAAAAGTATCGTGCTAATGTACATTACAGCGATTGGATCAATGACAAAACAAATAAAGGTACAAACGAGTTTAGTCCGTATGTTCCTTATAGTGTTGTATACTTTGACAGCTTTGTTCAGGAAGTACTTGATCCTGCATGTCCTAATCCTTATGAACTCATCGACAAGTACAGTAAATTCTTAGATGAAATCAGCTTTGGTAGCTATGCCACTGAAACACATCTAGATACTAGTTTCTTCGAAGAAGCATCAACTGCGGTACACGACGAAACTGTTAGTAGAGAAGATGAAATGCTTAGTCCTGCAATGATGGGAGACTTCGATGGAGAATAGAGACGGACATGACAACGACACTAAGTTTTTTGTTGGTGTTGAGGTAGAGTATAGTCCTGCACACGGGCAGAGAACACTGTTTGTTGTAGGATTACAGCCCAAAGAAGAAATCTTAACTCGTGCGTTTAACAACAAATGCCCACATATCTATTTAGGTGCTAATCAAAGTTTTAATCCATCCAACGATGACTGGGATGCGTGGAATGAACTTATTACTGGGTTACTGCAAGATGGCATTTGGGTTACACTAGATTTTGATAGTGATTACGCACAGCATCCTTGGTTCCACGACGGTGGTTGGTGTGAGTTTGATAACTTCATCCCCATGATTAGTGTTAAAATACCCTATATTCGTTTATTCAATTATAATGCTACAATTAAAATTGACGATATTGGATTTAGGAAGTCTAATCCCGGTGTTTGGTGCCATAGCTTGCACAACCTACAAAACAGAGAAAACTTCACCGACTGGTCTAAATACACTAGCGATGAAGTTATCTCTTGACATACACAAAAAGTGTAGTATATTATAAACTAATATGAATATAAAATTAGAATGTGATGACGATGGGGTAGTAGTACATACCACTTTAAAGATTGATAGTTTAGAAACTGAACAAGAACTACAGGAAGTTTTTATGAAGTTTATTAAATTCATTCGCAAGTGTGGTGCTAAGTTTCCTGAAGAGTTAGAACAAATAGAGCAGGAGTTTAGAAAGTAATGGAAATAATAACTGACATTATAGTTGGCTTAGCCGCATTTGTTTTCTTTTCAATTCTAACTTGGTTCGTTTGGGAATCAAACAAATATATTTCTGAAAGAAACCGTTTGAGAAAAGAAACAGGCAAATACTACGAACATGAGATTCACGAAGAAATTCTAAAGCGTTCTGCTGAAAGCAAGGATAAAAAATGAAAACTATTTGGGTTACGTTTCAAAAAGAAGGTGTACATATGTACCCGGGGGCCGATACAGATCCTAAACTAGCCACAGGCAGTTGGGATGATGTAAGTTTTCTAGGTGTGCCACACAGGCACATCTTCCATTTCAAAGTATGGCTAGAAGTATTCCATGATGACAGAGATATTGAATTTATTCAGTTCAAGCGTTGGCTAGAACGGCAGTACAGCGAAGGCGTACTTGAATTGAATCATAAGAGTTGCGAAATGATCGCAGAAGATTTAGCAGTGGAGATTACTAACAAGTATCCTAACCGCTGGCTAAAGATTTCTGTAGCCGAAGATAACGAAAACGGCTGCGAAATTGATTTTCCTGTCAAACAACAAGACTGGCAGGTTGATGGTCCAACATATTTTAAATAATAGGAGAAAAACATGACCGAGACACACTTAAAATTAAAGGCTCTTTTCGAAGAGTATGTTAAAGAATCAGATGCATTTGAAGTTAAGGGCGTAAAGGCAGCAGCCGCTCGCGCTCGTAAGGCACTAGGCGAAATTGGCAAGTTGTCAAAGGTTCGTCGTGCAGAAATTCAGGACAAGAAGAACGCTGCCAGCGCAGCCTAAGGAGACCTATAATGTCGTTTGATACAACCGTTAAGACAGCAAGTGATATTAATCTTGCAATGGCTCGTGTATATAATAACATGTTCTTTGCTGTGCTAACCAGTATGGTAGTAAGTTACTTTGTTGGCACATCACAAGAGCTACTACAATTTTTCTTCACGGGATTTATTAAGTGGATTGTAATTTTTGCACCGCTTGCATTTATCTTTGCTGTGCCAATTTTGCTCAACGCAGGTATTGGCCGTACAGGCAAGCAACTAGTACTGCATAGTTTTGCGGCACTAATGGGACTTAGTTTTGCTATCATTTTTGCTGTATACACAATGGGTAGTATCTTTAGTGCATTTATGGGTGCAGCCGTACTTTTTGGTACTATGAGCTTCTATGGCTACTTTACTAAAAAGGATCTTAACAGCATGGGAAGATTCATGTTTGTCGGACTAATTGCTATCATTATTGCTAGTATTATCAATATCTTTATTGGTAGTACATTGTTCTCAATGGTGATCAGCGCACTAGCAATCATTATTTTCCTAGGACTAACTGCTTACGATACACAAAAGATTCGTGAGCAGATCATGTACGGCAACTTTGACGACAGTGCCGAAATTTCAGGTGCGCTAACGCTGTACTTGGATTTCATTAACATCTTTTTATCATTGTTAAATCTGTTTGGTGACAGGAAGTAACATGAACGATACACCCAAAAGTGCTGATGACAAAGCAGTGGTTCCTCAACCTGAAATAGTTGATCGTGCTACTGCTGATCGTCTAAATAACTACGCACAGAGTCTAGATGAACCTATTACTCATGTAGTAGATTACGGTGGTCTAGTTGATGGATCTAATAAAAAGAAAAAGCAATGAAAATCTTTTTAGTTGAATTGGAACCAGTTGAAACACGCTATACTGCACAGTGGAAGCAATTCCTGCCTGAGCAGATGCGAGCTGCCGGGCTTAATGTTGAAGTAATTGAAGGACCGAGTGATGCGCCTCAGGATACTACTCCTGGGGCCTTCCTCAACTTTAGTGGCACTAACTATTGGAAAAGTGAACAGCTAAAAACTATTGCACAACTGTTCGCAGACGGTAAAGTACAAGATGGCGATTACTTTTTGTACACCGATGCGTGGAACCCCACAGTACTACAACTCAAGTATATGAGCGAACTGTTAGGTGTTAAGGTACGTATTGGTGGTATGTGGCATGCCGGTAGTTATGATCCTGCTGACTTCTTAGGGCGTCTAATTGGTAATGCACCTTGGGTACGTCATGCAGAGATGAGCATGTACGAATGCTTTGACGATAACTTCTTTGCTACACAGTTTCACTTAGACCTGTTCCTTAATACATTTTGGAATGATGACAGAGATATTGATAGACAACTGCTACATAAAGTTCATCGTGTAGGTTGGCCTATGGAATATCTTGTTGGCAAGTTAAACGGATACAAGAACTTAACTAAAAAGAATCTTATTCTTTTCCCGCATAGAATTGCGCCCGAGAAACAACTAGATATTTTTGAAGACTTAGCCAAACACCTACCACAGTATGACTTTGTGGTATGTCAGAATAAGAAACTAACCAAGCACGAATATCATACACTGTTAGGTCAGTCAAAGATGGTGTTTAGTGCTAACTTACAAGAAACACTTGGTATAAGTTGGTATGAAGGAATCGCAGTAGATGCAATACCTATGGTACCAGATAGACTAAGTTATAGTGAAATGGCGCTTAATGAATTTAAGTATCCCAGTGACTGGACAATAAGCTATGAGTCGTATCTACGACACAGAGAACAGGTTGTACAACATGTTGATTATTTAATGACAAATTATGATAACTTGAAACCAGTTATCCAAGAACAACGTAAAAAACTAGCAGATGATTTCTTTAGTGGTAACGCACTTTATGATGTCGTCAGGAGAAACAATAATGGCTAAAGATATACAAAAAACAGTACTTGTTACAGGTGGTAGCGGATTCGTAGGAGGCATGGTATGTCGCTTACTTGTTGCTGCCGGACATAACGTTATTAACATCGATAAAAAGAAGAAAGATATTGACGGTGTAACTCAATATCCGTTTGATATCGATAATCACCAACTTAAAGGTGTTATTCAATTAACAAGGCCGGACACCATTATGCACTTTGCTGCCGAACATGAAGTTGGCCGTAGCATGATTGAACCTGGCAAATACTACTGGAACAATGTTGCTAATACCATTGCACTTCTTAATCATGCGGTTGGCGCAGGTGTAAAAAACTTTGTGTTTAGTAGCAGTAGTAGCGTATATGGTATGATCGATACATTCCCTACTCCAGAGACAACTGACCGCGATCCTGCATCGCCATATGGCAGAACGAAAAAGATGGTAGAAGATATCCTAATCGACTATTATCGCGCATACGGGCTTAATTTCGCTGCACTACGTTATTTTAATGCCGCAGGGGCCGACCCTGAACTAAAGCATGGTTACACACAAGAGCCTGCTAGTCATCTTATCCCGATCTTAGCAAGAGCAGCAATTACTGGTGACACAGTCAATGTGTACGGTAATGATTATGTTACTAAGGACGGTACAGCAGAGCGTGATTATACACACGTTTTTGATATTGCAACTGCACATTTATCTGCTATGCATTATCTAGAAGATGGTGGTACCTCGGGAGCATTTAATATTGGCGCTGGTACGACATCTAGCGTATTAGAAGTTATTAATACATTTAATCGTGTCAATCAGACTAGCATCGAATATAATATTACTGATCGAAGACCAGGTGACCCTAAGCAAACATTTGCAGATATCACAAAGGCAAAAAGTTCGTTTGGTTGGGAGCCGGTATATAAATTAGAAGATATTGTTAAACACGCCTATGAATGGGAAAAGAAAGTACAGAAGGTAAAGTGATATGGTAAAAGAAGTTAAAGGTGGTACATTTGCTCAAACTGATATTCCTGTAATCAAGCGAGCAATACAATTATACGTTACAGAAATTCAGCGCATCGAAGGATACAGTGATCGTGAACCACATCCTGATCTTAGCATAGCTGCAAATCTTTTACACAGATTAGGACGTATCAGCGATGCCTAAATACGAATATTTGTCGCACAAGGATATGGATAGCTACTATGCAGAAGTTATTCGTGCTATGACAGTTGATAAATTTAAACCTGATGTAGTTTTCGCACCAATGCGCGGAGGGGCCGACTTTGGTATTAAACTAAGCAACTACTATAATATTCCGTTTGAATCAATTCAATGGCAGACACGGGATGGGTCAATTAAAGATACAACTCAACTAATTGAGATGTATACAAAATATAATGGAAAAAATATTCTAATTGTTGATGATATCTGTGATAGCGGAGAAACCCTTAAAGGAATCGAAGCAGCATCTGGATACCGCAGAACTAATATTAGATTTGCAGTTGCTATCGAAAATATCGAATGTGGATTCGCGTGTGATTATTCGTCCAGAGAAATTAGTCGCACAGAAGATACACAATGGTTTATTTTTCCTTGGGAAGATTGGTGGCGTAGAAATTGACAAAAAAATGCACAGTAAAACAATACTTTGCCTAAATAACATTGACAAATAAACAATTTGTCTGTATAATAAAACAAATAGACATCCTCGTCTATAACTCGGAGATTTTAACTTGACACAAAAATTTAAATTAGACGCTACTATGACCGGTGATTCACGTACACCGTTTACAGCAGATGAATACAAAAACATAGCTAAGGCAGGTGATGATATGAGCGACAAGGGGTACGAAGAAGAAAAGTACCTAGGCAATTATCTTCGTGCTAAAATGAAACGTGATAATAAGCGTTTCTGGGCAGGCGATAACATTAGTGATTACGTTACAGAAGAACAAAAAAATCAGCTTATCGACGAAGCTACAGAAGCATTTGAACTAGTTCTTGATCGATTGCTCATCGATCGTGAAACCGACCCAAACAGTAACGGTACAGCAAGACGTCTTGCTAAAATGTACTTTAATGAAATTATGGCAGGAAGATATGACCCAGCACCAGACGCAACAGCATTTCCAAATGACTCGCAGGACCGTTACGAAGGTATGCTTGTTGTTCGCAGTGAGCTTCGCAGTATGTGTAGCCATCATCACCAACCCGTTACTGGCGTTGCTTATATTGGCATTATTGCTGCCGAAAAGCTCATTGGACTTAGCAAGTACACACGAATCGCACAGTGGTGTGCTAGACGCGGAACTCTCCAGGAGGAACTTGCTAATGACATTGCTCGGGAGATCGAAAAAGCTACAGGAGCCAAAGACTTAGGTGTTTACATTCAAGCCGTACATGGGTGCTGTGAGAATCGTGGTATTATGGCACATAGTAGTCTAACACAAACAACTGTTCTAAAAGGTGCGTTTAAGAATGATCCAGGAACTAAGAAAGAGTTTTTCGATAACATTAAACTACAACAGGAATTTGCGCCACGATGACAATGTATAAATCATATGACCGCATAGCTATTGTTGAATGTATTGATAATAACAAAACAGTTCAAGCAGATGTAATAACATTTGTTGAGGGTAAGTATCTAACAGTTTCTTTGAATACAGTTAAAGTTAATCTTCAATATAACAGCAAGTACAATAATTACATTGGTGCAATGGGCGGATTAGAATTCCAAAGCACAGGACCAAAGATATTGGGGCATCATCGATGATTAAAACTAAAGGGCCTCGCAATATTCATGTTATTGCAAGAAATAGTGTTCCCGTATCAGACATTTGTGATTGTGTTGCTGAACACAAGACATTGGAGTGGATTACAAACAGATACCTCATTTCTGAAGATGAAGTGTTTGAGTGTTTAGATACATACGTTGATCTGTTTGAAAAGAAGCCGTACATGCTTAAACTAAGTTGTATTGCTGATCCAAAAGGTTCTGACATTTATGGAATAGAAACTTCAGAAATCAATGATAAGATGTATTTTAGCATTTTAACATATGGTAGACTGTTTTTTGATATTAAATCATTACAAGAGATGTTTACATATGCTCTTAACCTAGTTATTATTGAAGCTATACTTGATCTTAAAGAAAATATTGTAGTTGACGAAGATAGTATGCATGGTGTAGTATTAAATGCATTTAAGCAGAGCTACGGTGATGTTGACCAAACAAATATTGATCATGTTTTAACACAGCTAGATCATAACGCACTTATGAGAATGATGAAAAATGGAAAAACCAATTAAATATAGCGAACTCTTTTACAGCGCACAAGGTGAAGGGAAATACGTAGGTATACCTAGTCTTTGGTTACGTTTCTTTCTTTGCAATCTTCAGTGTAATGGATTCGGCCAATGCAACCCAACTGACCCAAGCACTTACGAGTTGCCTTATGAGACTATTGATATCAGTGATATTACTCGTGTAGAGGACTTGCCTGTTTTTGATAAGGGTTGCGATAGCAGTTACACTTGGAGTAAGCGTTATAGTCATCTTATTACAGAACGTACTGTAAAAGAAACAGTTGATAATCTAACAGCACTATTACCAAACGGGACCTTTCAACATCCTAAGAGTTCTCAATGGGCACACATGGTGTTTACTGGTGGTGAGCCTATGCTCAAGAAGTCGCAGGAAGGCATTGTTGCTATCCTTAACGAATTTGGCCGTAGAGATAATATGCCTAAAAATATCACAATAGAGACCAACGGCACTCAACCAATCACGCCCGAACTAGAACAATTTATTACTGAATACTTTTGGAAGCATGGTGGCGATTGGTATTGGAGTATTAGTCCTAAACTCTGGAGTACAGCAGGCGAGAAGCATAAGAGAGCCATACAACCCGAAGTGGTAGCACAGTATGCAAATGTTTCACGTCATGGTCAGTTGAAGTTTGTTGTCAATGGCAGTAAAGAAAGCTGGCAGGAAGTAGAAGAAAATACTAAGTTATTCCGAGAAGCTGGATGCAACTTCCCTGTGTGGATCATGGGCGTTGGTGGCACACTCGAAGGCTTAAAGATTACTGAAGCAATGATTGCTGACGAAGCAATTCAACGTGGATACAATTACACAAGTCGAGTACACGTACACATTTATGGTAATGCAATTGGAAAGTAAAAAATTTCTTGTTGTAGATAATATATTTTCAGATAAGGTTTTAAAAATCTTAGAACCTTATGCTAAATTATTGCCTACTGATAAAAGTAGTTACAGTGCATGGCCAGATAAGTCTACTAACAATAAAACTGCACCTGAGTGTTTTACTTGCGATATAACAGGAAAAGATAGATTATTGATAATCGAAGAGTTATATAATAATCCTATCCTTCCTTGTTATCAAAAGAACTGGCTTAAAAGCAGTGACATTGCAATTCAAAAAATACCTATAACCGGTTTTATACCTAAACATAGTGATTACTGTTTGTTTAGTCTTACTGTATTTCTTTCAGGTTGCGAAGGGGGAGAATTTTGTTGGTGGGACGAAAACAATACTAGTTATTTGATTGAACCTTATATCAATAGAGGAATCATTAATAGTTATTGCGAAAATTTTAGTCGAGGTGCAAGCCATAAAGTATTACCTGTACAAAGCGGCACAAGATTTACACTTCAACTATTTGTATTTGATAAAGTTTTAAATACTCAACAAGGTGCTATAATAGAGGACGATACAAATGAATAAAAAACTACCATTTTGGATGCTACCAGCTAGCTGGGGTCTTAAAGGCAAAACACGGGCGGTAGCTGAAGCTGAGTACATGTTTGAAGGCAAAGAGCTAGAAGAAAAACTAGCTGAAATTAATGCTGATACTCCTGAAGATAAGGAAATAGCTGTACTTGCTATTAAACTTAAGCATGAAGAAATTAGTCAAGCGGCACACGATAAAGCTGTTGCAACTATCCGCAAAGAGCCTTGGGTGAATGTTGTTAAGATGGGAGTAAACCCAACTAATGTTGCGGCTGGATTCTTTGAGTTAGACTGGAATGATGAGTTCATTGCTATGCTACATGAAAATGCATATGTAGGTCAGAGCGATGAAGAAGTTGTTAACAAGTGGTTCAATGATGTTTGTCGAACAGTTCTTATCCAAGAGAAGGCTGACCAGGACTACGGCTTAGAGCAAACGGAGCGTGAAGATGTCGAAATTAGAAGAGACAGCAAGGAATAAACTGGGCACACTAATGGCCGCGGTGCAGCCTATTATTGATCAACATATTTTAGAAATGGATACAAAGGAGGTAGATTATATCTTGACAAACTACCGAAAGTATCTTAAAATAAACTTAGAAAGAGACTTTGAGAAGGCACGAGTTTCTAAACTAACAGCAAGTCCTTTTGACGATATATTGAACGGTGGATTAAATGGCTAATTATATTCTAGTAGACAGTCTAAACATGTTTTTTCGTGCAAAGCACGTGGGTGGCGGTAAGGACATTGACATGCGTGTAGGCATGGCTATGCATATCATGTTTAACAGTGTACGCAAGGCATGGCGCGACTTTAATGGTGACCATGTTGTGTTCTGTTTAGAAGGTCGTAGCTGGCGCAAAGACTTTTATCCTCCGTACAAAGCTAATCGCAAAGTTCTTGCAGACAAGAGAACACCACGCGAAATTGAAGACGACGAACTCTTCTTTGAAGCATATGATAATATGGTTAATTTCTTTAACGACAAGACTAATTGCAGTGTTATTCGATGCCCTAATGCTGAAGCAGATGATCTTATTGCTACTTGGATTCAAACTCATCCAGACGATAATCATATTATCGTTAGCACAGACAGTGACTTCTACCAGTTACTAGCTAACAACGTGAAGCAGTATAACGGTACTACAGAACAGATTGTTAGCTTAGACGGGTTCTTTGATGCTAAGACTGGCAAACAGGTTGTAGATAAGAAAACAGGTAAGCCTAAGGTAGTTGAAGATCCTGCGTTTATCCTTTTTGAGAAGTGTGTACGTGGTGATCCCACTGACAATGTGTTTAGTGCTTTTCCTGGTGCGCGACTAAAGGGCAGTAAGAACAAGACTGGTATCACTGAAGCATACGAAGATCGCGAACGTGGCGGATATAATTTTAACAACTTCATGCTACAGCGTTGGGTTGACCACGAAGAAGTTGAACACCGTGTACGTGATGATTTTGATCGTAATCGTGTGCTCATTGATCTTACTGCACAGCCCGACGACATTAAAGACGCTTGTCGCGCAGTTGTACGTGATGCAGTTAACAAACCGCATGTTGGACAAGTTGGTATTCATTTTATGAAATTCTGTTCTAAATGGAATATGCAGCGACTAAGCGATAGTGCAGGTGACTTTGCTGAAATTCTAGGTAAAGGAATTACTGAAAGCAAAATGGTCGAAGCTTAAGAATGAAAATTAATCGCTATAATCAAGCTCTGTCAGCATTTGATAGTTGCATTTGTGATGCAGTACAGCTTGCTTCTAACGAATATAAAAATTTAGGAATCATAAATTGGTGGTGGACATCTGAAGAAGAAGCGCAACTAGAAAATTTAAAAAAGTTTGTTGAGTCACAGGATATATGTTTCTTTATTAGCGAAGAAATTTTCGATCGACATCGCAGTACTGATATTAACAAAGTATTTGAACTTCTTAATTCATATAATGTTTATTATATTTTGTTTTCTCGTGACCTAACATTAAAAATTCAACCAAATCCAAGTAAGACTTTTTGTAATCCATGGTTTTTTAAATCTCCTATATATGTACCTTCTAGCTTTACACCAGATCTGGATTATATCGAAAAAGCGTATGCTTTTAATTTAATGTTAGGATCTAAAAAGTCGTATAGAACGTTATCATATAAAGTATTAAAAGACAACAAGGATATATATTCTAAATATGTAGGTCATCCTGATTTTAAATTTGACAGTGTACCTAATTTAGATGAAAGAGAAGTTTACGCTGATCTAATTTCACAAGATGTGGTGCAACATAAATTAAATACAATGAACTTTATTGAAAAAGGTGATTGTAAGTATCCAATATCGCATGTTATACCAGAAAAAATTTATGCTAACACACATTTTGACATTGTAACAGAAACTTTTGTAAAACAACAAAATATGTTTATCACAGAAAAAACAGCTAAACCATTAGCTACCGGTAGATTTTTTTGTTGGTTCAATTCAAATAATGTTATAAACTATCTAAGCCAGTTTGGATTTGACTTTACACATTATGAAGCAGAGTACGACAAAACGTACAATGATGTTGATCGATTAAATGCAATGTTAGAAGTAGTAGAGGAAATTTCTAACAATCCTCTTTACATAAAAAATATTTACGAAAAATCAAAGAACGCACG